AACTGTTACGTATATATGTGACGAGAATAAAGCTCCTTATGTATATGATTCTGGGGATGCTAATTATTATGTATTAAATAAAATAGGCTCGTGGCTAGGTACAGAGCATAATAATCAGACTCCTAGTACTGATACTAGTGGATCATGGTTAAAGATAGATGCTGCTGAAGCTATATTTACTAAGATACTACTTGCAGGAACCGCATTAGTAGGATCTGCAGTATTTATGAAGGACTGGATGTTCAGTCAACAGGGTATTGATGCTGATGGTCAGATGTCTACTAACTATGAAGCATTTAACCCTACTAATCCTACTGCTGGAGTATTTATTCCCAATATAGCATTTAACTTTAAGACTGGGGAAGGATTTTTAGCAGCTGGTAAAATTAGGTTTGATGCTAGTGGAAATATTACAGCGGATAATTTAGTAGCTAGTAATATTTCTCTTACTGGTAATATTCGTCAAGAATTACAAGAGATTTTCTTGTCAGGATTAGATGCTAACATTCACTCCCTTAATGCATATACCACAAGTGATGCAGACGCATCAACTACACTATTGATAGCCAAAGCAAATGGAGTATTAGATAATGCTTCTATTTATAGAGGAGTTATATTGAATGTATCAAGAAGTGCTATTATTACTGTGAATATTCATAGTAGCTCCGTGTGTAAATGTGGAGTAACATGGGGAGATCATTCAGTAAACTTGACAAGTATTTCAATACCTCCCGGAGCCGTTTTTGAATATTATTTTAAGCCTTTAAATACTTTAACAGTAAACAGTAAGGAAGTATATTGGGGTACGTTTTATGTAGCATATCCTTCCCTAGTTAAGCTAGCGGATCAGAATGAAAATACTACAGGAGCTATAAGAACAGCCCTTACTTCGTAATGAGATTATGAGATGGAAAATAATAGCAATTCAAGGATTAGTAATACTAGCCCTTGGTGGGATATGCTTCGGAGCTTATAATAAAATTAATAGTTTACGAGAAGAAGTCTCTGCTGCATATACTAATATAAAAGCGTATGCAGCAGAGAACGATTCTCTTACTAATGAGAAAAGAGCCTTTAAGTTTACGATTGAAGAGCTTAAATCTAGTAAAGATTCTATTAATAAGAAGTTATTAGAAGTTCAAAAAAGGCTCAAGATTAAGGATAAGGATATACAATATTTAGAATATCAACTAAGTATTGTATCCAAAAAGGACACTGTGATTTTACGGGATACAATATTTCAACCTGATGTTAAGATTGATACTACTATTAGGGATAAGTGGTACAGCCTTAGGCTTGGGTTAGAGTATCCTAATAAGGTAGTTGTAGAACCTAAGTTTAAGAGTGAACGAACCGTTGTGGGGCATCTTCAGAAGGAGACTATTAAGCCTCCCAAGAAGTTCTTCTTATGTAGGTGGTTTCAACGTAAACATAAGGTTCTATTAGTCGATGTGGTTGAGGAGAGTCCCTATATTTACTCCGAGACCGAGAGATACATTCAAGTAATCGAATAATGGATTGGCTTACATTGCTGGGCGCTCTAGGAGTATCTAACTTACTCTCTATACTTGTTACCTGGAAACTAGGGGGCAAGAGGACTTCAGATGCTAATGCGACTCTTGTCGAGATAGAAACTCTTGTTAAAATGCGAGAGTTCTACCGAGATGAAATAGCACGCCTCCTGAAGGTTAATGAGGAACTTCATGCAACAGTAAATGAACTGTTACAGGAGCTTAAAGAGGCTAGGGGGGAGACTACTAATCGTCCAGAAATCCCTTAGTTATGGAATTACTTTTACAGCGTACTGATAGACAAAGCTCGTATACAGGCGGGAAACTTTACGTAAATGGAGTATACGAGTGCGATACTGTTGAAGATACTGATAGAGATAAGAACTCTAATGGTATCTTTGATGGAGATGAGAAGAAGGTTATGCACGAAACTGCTATACCTAATGGTAGATATAGAATTACACTGGTAAATTCTCCCAAGTTTAGTCCTAAGGTAGATAATAGGAACATGCCTCTGCTAAATAATGTTCCTTCATTTACAGGTATATTAATACATTGGGGCAATAGTGCAGCTGATTCATCTGGCTGCATATTAGTAGGCAAAAACTACTTAGGAGGCAGAATTTCTAATAGTAAAGTAACCTTCTTAGCTTTACTAGATAAACTTGACAAAGCTGCTGCTTCAAATGAGCAGATTTGGATTACTGTTAAGTAGGAAATAAAGTAGTAGATATTGGTATAATCTATTAGTGAATTTCTAAAAGTATTTGATATATCAATAAATATTCATATATTTGCATTAATCTATGTAAAGAGATTAACTAATTAGATTAAAAAATTTTGGAGAAGTATGGAAGAAACTTTATCAATGGATTTACTCAATGCGTTCGATGAGGACGCTATTGATATTAAGATTGAGGAGGAAGATCTTGAATTCGATGCGTTGAATGATGGGGCTCCTCCTAAGAATACCAGTACAGATGCGGACCCTGATCCTAAAGGGATTTTTAAGGGTAAGCAAGAGGGCGGAGGTGCTGACAATGAGGAAGGAGAAGATCCTGAATCTAGCTCAAGCGGGGAAGATACCACGGACAAAGATCCTGGCGATAAAACTTCTCCCAATACACCAATACTTGCTTCCGTCGCACTGGCTTGTTACGAAGATGGTATTTTCCCGGACTTGAGTGAAGATGAGATCAAGGAGATTAAGGACAGTGAATCATTTGCTGCTGCTTTAAAGAAGCAGATTGAAGCTGGGTTAGATGCTGAACAGAAGCGTATTCGAGATATGCTTAATGTAGGTGTAGAACCCGATATCATTCAGCAGTATGAAGGTGCTATTCAATATCTCTCTGGCATCTCTGAGGAAGACATCGAATCCGAGTCCGATGAGGCTGAGACTCTTCGTAAGAAGATTATTTACAACGATTATATCAATCGTGGTTTTAAGAAGGAGCGAGCCCAACGCGAGGTTGAGAGGTCTTTCAATGCTGGTACAGATATAGAAGATGCTAAGGCAGCTTTGGAAAGTTGCTTGGACTTCTATAAAGAAGAATATAGCTCTGTTGTTGAGGAGAGGAAAGCTGCTGCTGCTGCTGCTAAAGCTGCGCAGGAAAAGCAGTTGAAAGAGTTTAAAGCTAAGGTATTAAATACGGAGAAACCTTTTGATGGTATTAATCTTGATAAGGGTACTCGTGAGAAGGTCTATAATAATATGACCAAGGCTAGTTATAAGGATGATGAGGGTCACATTATGACTCCTATTCAGAAGTATATTAAGGAGAATTCTTTAGATGCTCAATACTACCTATCTCTAATGTATACCTTAACAGATGGCTTTAAGAATATTGACAAGCTTGTTAATCAGAAGTTAACTAAAGCTAAGAAGAGTGCTCTTAGAGAATTGGAGCATACCCTCAATAATACGAGAACTTTGGATGATGGTAGCGTTAACTTTAATATGGAGCCGGAGGAAGAGTCCTATGACTTCATTGACAGAATTGACGTTTAATTAAATTAATAAATTATGCAACTAGGTAAATTTCAAATGAAAGCCTTCACTTCGTGGAAAGGCTTAACCCGAGATAACCACATCGGAGCAATTTTTGGTCGTGCACCTCAGAAGGCTACTAATATCATGGTACAGCTTCTGGCTCAGCACCGTGGTAAGAGCCTCGATAGTTATCTCCAGAGATTCCCTGTTAAGTACTTTGAGACTGATGATGAGTACACATGGGAAGTTATTGGCAGCTCGCGTCGTAATATTCCGATCATTGAGGCTCGTGATATGAGTGACGAAGTTATCTCGTCGGGTATGGCAGGTGAGAATGGACAGCCTTTCAAAGTAGTATTCCCCGAAGATTGGTTCGCTAGACCCAGAGTAGCTTAGCTACCAAAATTGGCGCTTTATACAGTAATGTATACTGAAAATTGGGCAAAATCGGTGAAGGCCCCTATCTTAGTCCTACATTAAGATTGGCTAATACCGAGCTAACCTATTAAATAATATTAATAGGTAGTGTAGAGAGTAGAAGATGAACCTATGCTAGGTATTTAAGTAGAAAGCGTAGAATATAATTCTTCCAAGAGTGTCCGGATCCTATATGTTAATAGGATTAAAATGTACTCCGAACTATAGAGATAGTAAATCTATAGAGCTAGAGGATAAAGAGCCTCTAGGATAACAAATTGGATGGTGAGGTAATTGTAGGTGAACTTAATGAGGTTTATCCCCTGCGTATTCTTGGTCAGCCGAGACTTGAAGGTTCGAATGCTGTTTATACCGTAGAGCTGATGGGTGGTGTCCTTGGCGGCATGCCTGTTTCTCAGCTCATGGCTGGCAAGCGCTTCAGTTGGGAGTATGCTCCTGTTGAAGATACGATGTCGGTGGAAGTTGGGGATGTTCGCTATACGAGCTCGACTGCAATGCGTAACGAGTGGTCGCACATTCGTATCCAGACTAAGGTTCCTGGAAATATCCTGGACAAGAAGCTTGCTATAGGTATTCCCTTCGTTGACAAAGCTGGTAATAAGCAGGTAGCGAATTCGTGGATCCATCACGTAGACTATAAGCTGGAGGAAACCTTCTCAGAATATAAGTCGAACATTATAATGTTTGGCCGCTCGAACCGTAATAAGAACGGTGAGTATCTGAACTTTGGTAAGTCCGGTAATGTCATTAAGATGGGTGATGGTATCCGTGCTCAGATGTCTGTAGGTAATACTCGTTATTACACTAAGTTTAGTCTGAAGACTCTTGAGGATGCTCTCTTCGAGCTGTCAGAGTCGAAGCTTGACTACTCAGATCGTACATTCATCATTGAGACTGGATCTCGCGGTGCTGTACAGTTCCACAAGGCTGTTCTTGATGTAGTATCTGGTTGGACTGTATTCCAGTATCTTGGCGGTAATGCAGCTAATCCTGCTATTATCTCGAAGACTTCGAGCAAGCTGCATGATAATGCACTTAGCGCTGGATTCCAGTTCGTAGAGTATAAAGCTCCTAATGGTGTAACCATTAAGATTGAGGTTAATCCTCTGTACGACGATCAGGTACGTAACAAGATTATGCACCCGAATGGTGGTGTTGCAGAATCGTATCGTTATGATATTCTGAGCATTGGTACTACGGAGGAGCCTAATATTCAGCTTGCCAAGGTTCGCGGTAAGGAAGAGTATCGGGGTTATATGTGGGGATTAACGGCGTAAGCCTTTACACATTTCTCAGTTCCCACAAGCCTGACCCAGGAACAGAAGAGAGGCTTTAAAACAAGGTTAATTGCTGGAAGTTCCTTAGAGCTTTCCTAACTACAACGTAAGTAGCAATACTAAGCGTGAAAGTTTGAAAATAGAAAAGATTGGATAACCAGCAGCCAAGTAATTATAATGATATTTATAATTAAAGGTTCAACGACTATCCCGTTTGGGAGTAGGGGCTAAGTAGCTCCGAAATGCCTTGCCTGACATTTGTCAGTGAAGATATAGTCTGAACTACAACGAAAGTTGTAGATGATATACGGTAACGGTATATCAGTAACGTTTAAATGTGAGAAACCCGTTCACGGGTGGCATGAACAACCCGTACATGTCGTATCCCGAAGACTCGGCTCAGATCCACAAGATGGCTACTCTGGGTGTCTTCATCCTGGATCCGACTCGTACCATGAGCCTGATTCCGAATATTCTTACGGAGTAATAAATTATTAGGTAGGTGGGGGCCAAATCCCACTTACCTTCATTTAAATTAAGGGAGAAGTTATGGATAAGAATTTTAGCAATATTGGTGATATTGATGTTGACACCTCAGTTGATGAGGTAAAAGTTGAAGTACCTAAACCTATAAAGGGTCCTAAGGTAGATAAGAAAGGTGTAGCTACCATTGTAGAGGAAGAGCCGTTAGTAAACTGTCTCAAGAATGAGAAAGTTATTGTACGGTGTATTCTTAAATCTACTGGTAATATTGACAAGCCTACTCACGCTCTCTATGGAGGTATGGCTGAAACCGCAGTTAAAATCTATACGCTACCGCTTCTGATGTCGGGTTCATATAAGAATGCTCTCACTAAAGCTGAGAAAAAGTTCTTAGAAATGGCTATGGGTCTTGAAGATAATGCACTATCTATCTATCGTAAGGAAGATAACTATTGGGAGTCTGACAATGCTATTGTAAGACTTGGGAAGATGGATACAATTCTGGATCTTTCTACCCCTGATGGTTATATTAAATATAAGATTCTGCTAGCTAATTCGGACACTATTGCTCCAAGTTTAGACGCTCTTAAAACCACTCCTAAGGAGACTTATAGATATGTACTTATCCGTGAGGGTGAGGAAGTTAAGACTCTTAATAAGGAGATGAATGTAGCTATGCAGGCATCCTTCGAGCTTGGTAAATTCCTTGAGAATAAACCTGTACTGCGCTTCGCAGTTGAGACTCTTGAAGGTAAACCTGTTTCAGAGACGAGTACTCTTGAGTGGCTACAGGCTCAGGCATTTAAGAATATGCAGAGCAATCCTAAGCTCTTCATTCAGATTCTCCAGGATCCTTATCTTGATACCAAGGTAATGATTAAGGATGCAATCTTCGCAGGTCTTATTAAAAAGCGTGGTGATCTTTACTACAAATCGGATAATACTCCACTTTGTGAAGGTATGGATGATCCTACTATTGCAAATGCTGCTAGGTATATCAATGCTGTCAAGAATCAAGAATATAAGTTAATGCTTGAGGCTAAGATCAAAGCTTCGAAGAAATAATTTACATTATGACTGCAGCGGAACTGATTCAGAAATTTAATCTACATTATGATAATATCTTAAGTGCAGCTGCACCAGGTCTTAATGAGTATGAAATATCATTATTCTTAACTCAAGCGCATAGAGAGGTTGTTTCAAGCTATTATAACGGTACTATGGGTGGTGATACCATCGACAGTACTGAAGCTGTTAAATCGCTCCTTCCACGTTATATTCTTACAGGAACAGCTGTTATTTCACAGCTTATTCCCAATCAGATTGAGGGGCTTAATTCCTATGTTATAGACTTAGATGCTAACGTACTTCAGCTATTAGCTGAGCGTATTAAAGGTCCTAATGATCCTACTTTAAAAACTCGTAATATAGTAGTTAAACCTGTTGATATTGATGAAGCCTATAGGCTTATGAGGAATCCTTTTAGGAGACCTTCAGACCTAAGAGTATGGCGTGTTGATGAGACTACCAATGAAGATACAACGGTACGTCAAGTCACATTAATATCTAATGAAGATCTTGTATCCAAAGAGTTTCAATACATTTATACTTACATGAAAGAACCTGAGCCTATTATACTAGTAGACTTAGATTCATCAGAATGGATTAGTATTGGAGACCTCTCTATTATGGGAGAGCGTAAGGCAAATGTTGATAAAGATACAGCAGCTCAATTAGGAGATAAGATCTCCCCCACCCTATGGGAGTTGATTATAAATCGTGCTGTAGAATTAGCTACACGCGACTATAAGGAGAATAGTTTGAATACACAAATTGCTCTGAATCGCAGAGTTGAATAATTTTAATTAATGTTATAATATGGCAAATTTTAGTGAAAATGCTGTACGGCAGGTTATCACTGCTAAAGCTGCAAGTGATGTAGATGTCATTGATGTAGCTACAGGTACTACTGCTACTGCTGGTGCTGAGAAATTTTACATCACGTATAAGAATGCTGATGGTCTTAAGATGCGCTCTGATATTATCGAGAAGGCCAAGATTCGTCAGTATGCAGCTAGGCCCTATAAAGTAGGCTCGCAACGTACTGTAACGATCAAGGTTGACAAGGAGGAGCTTGCTCCTAATACTGAGTATAGCCTTCGTGTTATGATCCGTGAGGTTATGTCGGGTTCGCAGGAAGATCAGATGGTAGGAGTTGTTTCATTTACTACGAGTTCGGCTACTGATGCAACTGCTCTTTCGAAGGAACTTACTGATGGTCTTGCAGAGCAGATTAATAAGATGTATGGTGTATCTGGTAAGAAATACAATAAGTTGGACTGGCCTGTTCTTGAGGCCGTAGGTGAAACTGGTAGTACTGCAGATACTATTGTTATCAAGGAAGTTGCTGATAACCTGAAACCTTGGATTGTTGGTAAAGTACAGCTTCGTCCTTATAACTTCGACATCTATCCCAACCCCGTTCTCTCGATTTCATCGACTGGTAAGTCGTTTGATTGGATTGACACTTCGGATGTAGATAAGGGGTTCTTTACAAAGACTGTAGGTGGTTCGCTTGGCCATGGTAATGGTAAAGTTGCCGCTGACCTAGAGTACTTCTATCACGGTGAAATTGGTGATTTCTATCGTATGAATAACTACCCGTTGAATATTACTACCAAGTATATGGTAGATCCAACTAAGGGTTATGATACTATAGATCTCGCATTCTTCTACAGAGGGGAGGCTACTTCGCCTCAGGCTTCGGAGAAACAGCTTATGATTCTTTGTGAATCTGAGCAAGCTGGAACTGGGGAGTCTCTGGAACTTGGAACTGTTGCATCCAAGTTGGATACTACTATTAAAAGTATCCTTGAAGCTTAATTTATAGTTTAGGGTAATTACTATAATTAAGTAGTATTTATAAGAGTTAGTGAAAGTTGATTAGAGTAATATTGGGCTACTGCTTACGGGCAGTAGTCCTATTACATATATATTTTGCGCGAAATATATTTATATTTAGTTCAATTAACTTTTAAAACTTTCACTAATTATGGCAGAATTTGCTTCTAAAGGCGTTGGTAATGCTGGTTTAACCCTTGGCATTATTGGTACCGCAGGCTGGTTACTTGGTAACGGCGGCTGTGGTAATGGTTTGTTCGGTGGCCTCTTCGGTAGAGGAAACTGTTGCAATGGTCAGGCTGAACTGGTATCTGCATACCAAGCCGCTGCTGCTAATCTAGCAGCTGAAAAATATGCTGACAATGTTGGCATAGAGTTATACAAAGAAATTATCGCTCAGTCTAATAGAGCTGACCAGCGCCTCGGGGAATACTCGAATCAGCTGGCTCAGGGTATTATTAATCTTGACAAGAAGGTTGCAATGCTTGAAGCTACTCAACCTCTGGTTGCTGAGATTACTAAGCTTAAGTCTGAGAGATACACGGATGAGCGCACCTGGAATAAGGTTGAGGGCGAAATCCGGCTTCCCTACAAGGAGATTTGCTATCCGCCTTATCCGCAGGTAGCTGTTCCTGTTGGTGGTCCCTGTGGCTTTAACTATGGAGCTAACACTGTAGTTCAGTAATTGAATCCAAATAATTTGCGATCATGATGGAACGAACGGTAATAACTAACTTCGGTGAGGGAACTACATTGAATCAAGTTGTTGAATTCAACGTATGTTTCCCCACTCCAGCTAGGACTGACGTAGCACCTACGTCTACGTTAATTCCTACTATTCGTTATACTAGTGAGTTCACGTTGGATTCAACCACTTACTATTTAACGAAAGTAGACCTAGCTCTACAGGTAAGCTATACAGATGTAACTAACATGAGTAGAACTTTTACAGTTCATTCAAGTAATGCTGTCGTGGTACAGAGCTCAACAGTTCCCACTGTTGAGGATATTACCTCGGAAAAGATTATAGGAATGATAATCCCACCTTGTGTATGCAAGGTTACGGAGAATGTAATTAATTCCACTCCTACTGCAGCGATGCTAGCATCGAACAGAGGTTACTTTGTATATGCTATATCTATGAAAGGCACTACAGCTCCTAGTGCATAGTAATTAATAATCTTTACAACTATGTACGGATATCCAGCCGGGTCTCCTTATCAGAGCTTTCAAGCACCGTTGACTAAGGAGAATCAATTACGAATGTTAGAGGGACAGATAGAGGCGCTTAAATCTATGGGAAGTAGTACTCCTCAGTACTCGTTACTAGAGGAAATTAATACATTCTCATCTAACTTAACGGAGGATGAGAAGAAATTAATCGAGAAATCTCCTGAATATTCTGAGGCTAAAAGTAGCTTTGAGTCAGGGTTTATGAGTTTCCTAGGTAGTAAATTTAGCAGCGAATATGTTGCTACGCCTCAAGGAAAAGTAGCCGGAGAGCGGTTACTAGAAGTTATTAAAGATGTTAAGTCTAAGGCTCAGCAAGAGATTGCTGCTAAGCAAGAGAAGCTCCAGAAGGTAGCAGACTTACTGGATAAACATCCTGAATTACTCGATAAAATTAAGTAAACCATGACTGACTTAGAGATATTAAAAGCCGCATTAAATTCGTCGATTAGGACTATAGCCACAAATTTAGGCTTTCCTTACTTAGCACCTGTTGCTATGTATGGTGCCAATAACTTACTTAGTAAGCCTAAGTATAAGTTTATCTTGGATGCCTTAACAGATGGTAATGACAATATCGACATTGAGTCGTTGTCTAATGCTCTTAAAGATACAATGCGTTCGATGCCTAATAAGCCGACCCTGCTGGGTATTACTTTTGGACCAGAAGACATTGACTTGTTTAAAAGAGAGTTCTTAAACATTAAGAGTAAGAATGTCTAGTGTAACTTTTATTCAGAAGATCAAAGAATTCTTTACTCCTAATAAGCAGATTAAATCTCTATTACTAGAGATAGTAACTCTTCAAGAAGATATGCGTGTGAGTTTAGGCCACATAGATTCTTCTCAGAAGGAGATAGCTGAAGCTTTGAAGGATGTTAAGGGAAGTATACTGAGTCTCAAAAGAAGTCATAGCGGTAGAGATAATAAGCACAAATCACTTAAATCTCGTAGTTATGATGAAGAAACACCTGCACGTTAAACTATCTGCAGAGTCAATACTTGAGATGATATCTGAAGCTGCTCATAGTGCTATGAAGAAAAGTCTTGAGGATCACTTCTTGAGTGAGGAAGAGTATAAGGAAATTATACATTCCAGCTCGCGAGATCTTCATGAACTCATTCGTGAGAACTTACATGGCACTGTAGAGTGCAAACTTCTTGATGTCATTAAGCTAATCGAAGCTTACTTTGAAGCCCGTGATATGGACGAAGAAGTACTTATGGTTATGCTTGACAAAAGCAGAGAGTAATTATATATCTAGTATGGAAATGGATTTCGAGAGAGTTATAACCTTCGTTAACGAACTTTATGGCTCATACTTTAAACTTAAGGAGATACATTGGAATACTTATAGTAAATCATTACATTTGCTCATAGATGAGATTAATGATGATCTATTAGAGTATGTTGATGATATTACTGAGAATATTATGGGTCTAAATGACAGTCGTTTTGGTTATGGCATTATCAATCCTAATATTCCAAACACTACAGATCTTAAGGAGATCTTAAAGGTTCTTGCCGCTAAGGCAGAGTATTTAAAGTCTGGTATGACTGCTGGAAGATATTCTGGTATAGTCAATATCTTAGATGATTTTGCTCAGACTATGAACCGTTACATCTACCTTAGTTCCGATAGATAATTATTAAAAATAATAGAAATTATTATTTTTTTACAAAAGTCCTTGGATATATGAAAAATTTTTCGTATATTTGAGGACTTTTAGTTTATAAACTTATATGGTGAAATAATAATTTAACTTAATTTAATATGAACGTTAACGAAATTTTAGAGGTATTTAAGGTTAAACCTTATCTTGTACGCATGGGAAAAGGTTCTCTATCGAGACGATTACATGTATCTAAGGAAGATATTGTTGAGGCTAAGAAACTTTATCGTAATAATAACTTAGTACAATCTATTAGAAAGGCTCCTAATATTCTTATCTTAGACATTGAGACTGCACCTATGAAAGGTTATGTATTTAGCCTATGGAAAGACTCTGTAAATTTGGATAAACTTCTTGCAGATTGGTATATTATCTGTTGGTCAGCTAAGTGGTTATTTGGCAGAGAAGTCCTAGGAGATTGTCTTACGAGTGCTGAAGCTAAAGCTCAAGATGATCGTAGAATTGTTATGAGCTTAGCTAAACTTTTAAATGAGGTAGACATTATTATTACTCATAATGGGAAGAGGTTTGACTTGTTGAAGATTAATGCTAGGATGTTAATACATAGACTTCCTCCTGTTAAACCTTATCAGAATATTGATACTTTAGAAGTTGCTAAGAGGCAGTTTGGCTTTACATCGAATAAGTTAGATTACTTAGCTAAGATTCTTGGTGTAGATACTAAGCTTGACACAGACTTTCAGCTGTGGGCAGATTGTGTAGATGGTAAGCCTGAGGCATTAAAGTATATGTTTAAATATAATAATTGGGATGTCGAATGTCTTGAAGCTGTATACCTTAGACTACGACCTTGGATTCGCTCGAATGTTAATCTTGGGCTGTATTATGAATGTGATGAGCCAGTATGCCCGAACTGCGGTTCTCATAATCTCACTGAAGAGGGCTTTTATTATACATCGGTAAATAAATACCAGGTATACCGTTGTGAGTGTGGTGCTGTATCTAGGGCAAGAACCTCCGAAGTTCCTAAAGATGTTAAAGAAGTTTTATTAAATGGAAACATATCTTAATGACGAAATTTGGAAAGATGTTGAAGGATACGAGGGATTGTATTTAGTCAGTAATAAGGGTCGTATATGCCGTATTTTAAAAGGCCGGAGTGACGTTAATGGTTATAATACAATAACATTATGTGATGGAAATGGAGGGTATAAAGATGCTAAAGTACATAGATTAGTGGCTCAAGCTTTCATCCCTAACCCTCACAATTATCCTATCATTAATCACAAAGATGAGTGCCCTGGTAATAATCATGTAGAGAATTTAGAATGGTGTACCTACAGTTATAATATTAATTATGGGAACGCTAATAAATCTAGAGCAGAGAAGCAATATAAAGCAATCTATGGTATTAACATTGATACTAAAGAAATTATAGAGTTTTCTTCTCTTACTGAGGCTCGTAAACATGGATTTAACCATAAAGCAATAAGCATGTGTCTAAGAGGGCATAGTAAGAAAAGCCAGGGATATTACTGGTTTTATAAAGAATAATTAATATGCAAACCTATCGTGAGTGTGTTTACATGATATTTGATGAGCTTAAATTAGATTCTGATGATTCTAGAATTGAAGTAGAACATATCATCTTTTTACTTAATAAATATCGTGCAATATTAGCTAAGCAAAGATACGGTGGTACCAAGAGGGATGTCCCTCTTGAGTACTACCAAATCTGGGAACTGGGTCAGTTAGACCTACCTGCCAACAATACTGATGTTCGTAGAACATTTAGCTTTAAGAAACCAGTTCCACCTATTTTAAATCTACATGGTGTCCTATTAGAGACTTCTATCTCTTACCATACAGCTCCTCTTGAAGAGCATTGTATTATTGATGGCGCCCCTCTAGACCTTTATATACAATCTACATCATTTGTAGAGAATAACATTGATGTTAACTTTATAAATCCTGATAGATTCAAATACCTTGGTTATAACAAATGGTTAACATCGCAGCCGTATGCTACCATTGGTTATGACCATAAGTTGTATATAAGCTCTACTGCTAATTTCCTTAACGGCAAATACTTTAGGATACAGGGAATCTTTGAGAATCCTACTGATTTCCAGGATACCACTGATGGTAAATTAGATATGTATTTCCCTGTAGAGCAAGCATTAGTTCAGCCTATCATAGATCTTATTATCAAAGAACTTGGTAATGTATTATACTTACCTAAAGATGGTGAGAATAATTCTTCGGATGGCTTATCTATACCTATGGGAAGTTATCAACCTCCTAAGGTTCGATCTAAAACAACTGTTGATGAATAATGGAGTACAGTGAATTTCTAAAGCAGGTTAAGAAAGTAAGTAGCTCAAGAACGTTTAAAATTACCAATTCATTTAGTATTAAAGGTGCTTATAAGTGGTATCGTAATCATAGACCTAAGAAGTCTAAATATGTCCTTCAAGAAGGGCAGTTTTACGCGATTATACGCACTATAAATGATATGTTGGCAGATGCCCTTGTTCGTGGAGAAGAAGTGAAATTTCCGGCTCGTATGGGCCTTTTAGAAATTCGCAAGTATCACATTGAACCATATCTTAATGAGAAGGGAGAGCTCATTTACAAAGCTCCTGTAGATTGGGGAGCAACCTTAAAATTCTGGTATGAGAATCCTGAGGCTTATAAGAATAAGATTACAATTAAGGTCGAGAAGCACGACAATTATAAGATTGAGTATAACAAGTCCAAGGCATGCTTTAAGAAGAAGTCTTACTATATGTTTCAACCTAATAGGGCTTTGAGGATAAAAGTTCACCAAGCAGCTAAGGATGGCCAGCTCGATGCATTTGAATATAATTATTGGAAAGATGGCAGCAGAAAGGTACGTTAGCCTAAAGGTCGTTGCAGACCAGTTACATCGAAATCCCTTAATGAATGGGATAGCATTTGAAGCTATCTTAGATTACACTGTAGATTTCCTACAGATAGTAGGTGTTCCTGCGGATTTCATAGATAAGTATTACTCTATAGAGTATAAAGATTACAGAGCTCCTCTTCCTGAAGACTATGTAGAGTGTAATCAATTAATGATTGATAATCGTGTAGCCAGATGGGCTACTGATACATTTCATAATCTTTATAGTGATACTAAGACTACAGGTAATTATTGCATTAATGATAAGTTACCCAGGTCTGTAGATTATACCTTTACTATTAATAATAGCTATATATATTTATCTAAGGAGAAGGGTAAGATTGAGATGTCCTACAAAGCTATTCCTGTAGATGAAGATGGGTATCCAATGATTCCTGATAATCCTGTATTCCAACGAGCTCTTCGTATGTTTATTGAGAAGGAGCATGCTAGAATACTTTATCTAAATGATAAGTTGGATGGTAATAAATTCAGTAAGATTGAGCAAGACTACTGGTGGGCAGTTGGTCAATGGGAGACTGATTCTCGTAAGCTTAATCTATCCAAAGCTGAAGCACTCTTTAACTCCTTTAGAACTCTTATTGTACGAGATACAGAGTTTAACAACCGATTTAGGAATGACGGGGCCAAAGAGAGATTAATACGTCATTAATTATGGAGATTAAAAGAACACAGCTTGTAGTGCGAGGCATGCAGCAAGATCTTAGCATCTCGAAGTTTAACCCTGAGTTCTCCTATGAGAATCGTAATATTAGAATCACTGCTCGTGAGGATAGCTCATTGTTATCTGTAACTAATGAGCGAGGTAATAAGAAGTTTACTAAGTTTAGTAGTAAAGCGGTTGATAGAAGAGACGATGTTATTCTTACAGCATCCTACTTTAAAAATAATAGTAATTTTTCTGAGCTGCACATATCAGCTTCTAAACCTACGGCATCGTTAATTAGGATTAATGTAACACTTCTTCGAAGTGATGGTCAAGAGGTTTTTACAGGAATATGGTTTGAAGAAGGGCAGACTAATAGTGGTATAGAATTTTCTGGTAATCCAGGAGCTACCATTACTAAGTTGAGCATTGGAGATCAGTATAAGAGCGATGAGAAGTATTTCTATTATCTCAAAGATACAGTAAACTCTTCTAATAATGATGTAATTCCAGAATCTCATCCTTATATTGAAGGAACCTTTAATGGAAACTTTAAGGGAACCTGTATAGGTTATGCATCTCTTAATAAATATATTATTCTATTTACTCATGATTCTAATAATGTAGATAGAATTTATAGAGTTAAGGATTTAAGTGAAGTAATGTTAATGTTTGAAGGTGACCTTAACTTTAGCCTTGAGCATCTAATAGATACTATGCCTATCTATGAGTCTGAAAGTACTCAAAAGGTTTATTGGACAGATGGGTATAATCAACCTAGAGTTATTAATTTCATTAAAGATCCTGAGCCTAAGAAGTGGGGGAATACATCTTATTACGACTTTTCTCCTTCTATAGAGCCTTATAATTTTATTGAAGTTTCTAAGAATGATACAGGCGGAGAATTTGCTCCTGGAGTAATACAATATGCTTTTACATACATTACAGATTGGCAGGGTGTTGAAACTAATATTGCTAACACTAGTGGTTTAAATTATATCTCATATCCTACTAGAGGAGCTAAGAAAGATGAGACTTGTTACAATAGTTTCTCAATAAAGCTCTTCGGATTAGACCAGAGATATAAGTATATTAGGGTATATTCTATTCACAGAACTTCTTTAAATGCTACTCCTACTGTAAAAATTATTGGAGAATATAATATTCTTCCTACTACAGGAACTTATATTCCCTACCCTGAGTTAAAGAATGATCTACTTACCAAGGTAAGAACTATTCCAGAGTATGCTAATGCTACCTATGAAGATAGTTATCCAAAACTATCTTCTTCATTTAGTATCTTGGCAGATAATATTGATAATTGGTATCATATTAATATAAGATCTGTAAACAATGGTACTATTACACTACAAGATATATTAGAGCATTTATGGAAGAATTCTTCATACTATGTAGATGTTGTAGATACAGGAGTTGTAGGTACTAATACTGATTCTACAGAACTCTTATATAAGAATAATCCAGAGGCTATTATTTCTACTATGGCTAGTAAAGACTCTGCACTTTTTGTAGGTGGGTATACTATTCCTAGAGATAGTAATGGATTTGATTCAATCAATCTATATCAAGAGTTTCTTTCTGGAACTAATAAAATTTCTTTAGAGTTAGGCAGGAGCAGTAGTTTATCTAAGATTACATGTAGATTTATAGCTCAGTATAATGTTGCCTCTGATATCACGATTAGGGTTAACTATAGTGATAACACAACTGATTCTTATTCTATTCCCGAGGGAAATAAACAATCGGCAAGTCGCACTATTGCCTCTACTGTCACAATTATTTCCTATGAGATATCTAAGAGCACAGGATTAAAATATTATACTGATAGTAAATATACATATTATCTAGATAATGAAAATCCCCCTGAATCTTTACTTATAGAAGGTTCTGTAGGATCTTATCGTTGGGATTATAGAGATCCTATAGAGATAGAGGAGGCCTCAGAGGTAGGTACCTATACCTATACTCCTTATACTCTAAGTAAGGGATCTTATTGCAAGCATTTTAAGAGGGGACAACCTTATAGATTTGCTATACAAGGTCAACTTGAGAATGGTCGTTGGGGAGACCCTATAGTTATTAAAAACTTAGAGGATGGTTATTTAGTTCTCCAAGACACTGAGGATAATAATCTAATCTATGAGTTAGATAATGTATGTACAAAGTCATTTGTACTGGATCCTGTAAGAAACGAAGATAACTCTATTTATAACTCCATTAAACCGGATGTTCAGAAGTATCGGTTTCCTTCAATAGATAATCCTTCAGAGTGGCGAAGTACTTCCAATATTAACTATAGTCCTAATAAGAATGCTTTTGTATATATGCCTTCACTGTTAGGAAAACCTGAGGATAATAAGAATAATTTTAAACCTTATACACAAGTTCCTAACTTAGCTAAGTATATATATAATGATAAGGATGTTCAGGAGTTATCACAGTCTTATTATTACTATAAGGAATGGGATAAAATAAGTGGAAAAATTTCTCAATCTATGTGGAGATCTGATCTTCGCAGACCTTCTGCTCGCGGAGTATTTTTCGGTAACTCACAAGGTTTTGATCCTACAGAAGATCTTAGCTTGCTAGAAGATAATTCCACATTTACTGATCTAACAGATCAAGAGTATCAGACTAATTATACTAATTTGTTTTTAAATAAACTAGTAGTTAAACTTTCTAATACTATATGTAAAGATCTTTATAATAGAGGTTATCGTAGGGTACGGCTTCTTTATGTAGAACCTACTAAAGTTAATCGTAAATATCCTGCCCAAGGAATTTTAACCAATACAGTTTTTATTCCTAATTTAAGAGCCACAAACTCTTGTTGGTCCTATACTGATTATTTATCAAGGCCAAGAGAAGTTTACAGAGTTTGGAATGAGAAATCAAAGTTTTTTAAGAACTGGGGTAAAAAATCTGGACAGCGGTGGATAGGAGATAGTAGTGGAATTACAGCTGAAAAGACTAGTAGTGGTGATACTATAGCACACTGGTTAGCATCTCCTTATTTTTACCCAATGATTCATAATTTTACACTACAAGATGGTGCTGAAAATAATGAGTGGCTAGAGAATGTTTTTCTTCTGTGGAATATTCGACCTAACTATGGTCACCTTATGGGTACTATCTATGAACAGCCTAGAAGTAATAACAATACTAAGGAATATGTATGGGGAAATAAAGGAGGAATTGGGAACTTCTTAAATGATACTGAGGATAACGGAGGGACTGACAATGATAATGACATGAATTATTATCCTGATGTGCAGATCTATACACCTAGGGTTATTCCTGAAGCTAACTTTAATAATATACTTTTTGATGATAGTATCCTAGATTTTTGGAGTCCTGATGTAGAGTATCAGGAGGTGGATAAAAACTATTTTGAAAATACTGTTGAAGGCTTTCAAATTAGGGGACTATCCTTAGTAACTAGTACTACTAATAGTAATTATATTATTAAAGATAACAGTAATGTTATAGGCCTTATTGGATATAGTGATGTGTCTAATTATTCTCCAGTACATACTGTAAAATCTTTAAAGGGTAAGGGACTTAGTAACCTTTATTATGATGAGAGTGAAATTGTAGATATAGGCTCTGGAGTTCATAGACTAATAATAGGAACTCCAGGAGTTTGGGCACCTGGGAATTTTCTTAATGATAATATTTCTTGGGCATCTTTAAATGCTTCTGGAAAACCTGACTCTTCACCTGCAAAATTATTTAAGGACAAGATCTTTTCTTTCAAGAAGTATTGCTTAGATACTACTATTTTTAAAGATTTATCATCATTATATTATGATATAAATAAACCGTCTCTCTTTATTAATGGAGATTCTATAAGGTCTATATCTCTATATAAGACAGCTTATTCTGGTGAGGAAGTTACTTATAATCCTGGTATGGATGAGTTACTCCTACAACTTGGTACAGAAACAACTATTAATTCTAACATACCTATAAAGTATAGTGCTAATACTCACCTTACATTCTCACTTCCTCCTAAGAAAGAATTGTTTGTAAGCTTCAATGGAGTTGCTGCTTCTACTAAGGTTGTAGATCCCAAGACCAAAATATTACCTACTCTTCCAGAGTTTAGTGCTTATGCAAAGTTTCATAACAATAATAAGATCATTGGTAACTATACTAGAGAGCTGTCTTTATTAAATATTAATTGGTGGCCTTCTAAGAACTCAGATCGCCCTGATATTTATAAGAATGAAGCTTATAGTGTTACAGATTCTCGTAAAAGAGGTGAATGGGATGAACCCTGGAAAGTTTCTCTACAAGTAAACAGACCTCTTACTGCTGATATTACTGTGTGGTTTAAGTATAGACTAGGATTCTGGAAAGCTAAAAAAACTTCTAAGACTGGAACTGGTACTATTACTCTTAAGAAAGGTGATTCTAGTGCTATTGTAAAGTTTGCGGAATCATGGTTTAACATGAGAGATTGGTCTACTATAGAAGTATTAGATTATAATATTAGCAACGTAGGGGGTGATTATATTAGATCTACTGACAAGATGTGTGCTACTAGTCCAGATCAATTAGTAGTTCTTGTAAACAAGAGTGTTTATATTAATGCGGAGAAAAGAATTGCTTCTGACCCCTTCTATATTGGAAGTTATGGTCAGTATGCTACAGAAATGATTGATCCTCTAGTAGGAGAAATCTTAGATCCTGTCTATGATAATGTAGCTATTCAGAACCTAATCTTTCAAAGAAATTTACCCTACTTTACTCTAGTAGATTTAGTAAGGTCTGATGCATTCATATATGCAGATTGGACAGATAATAATCTGTATCAGCAGGTATGGACACCTTGTGGTAAGCCTGCAATTCTTCCGGAACCTGATGATAATGATATATGTATTGTAGAGGCTACTGAGGGAGATGTTTTTGTAGGTAGATATGATTGTTTACGAGTTGCCTCGCCTTTAGAAGATCCTCAACGATTTAATGATATTATATCCTTCGTATGTGAATCTTATACTAATACCGATGGTAGATCTGATGTTAATCGTTACTTAACAGATACTCGGGCTATGAACTTTGAAAACTTCGGGTTATTAAATGAAGTATATAGTCAATCAGACAATTATTTTACATTTAATAAAGATGATGAGAGGACGTTAGAATCTACTGGTAAATTTCCAAATCAATTTTCCTGGACTCTTACTAAGAATCCTAATAGTCTTGTAGATAATTGGACTAACTTGACCTTTGCCTCTACTTATAATTTAGAGGGAAAATATGGTAAACTTACTAAACTTGTTATGCATAATAACCAGTTATATGCATTCCAAGACAAAGCTATTTCTAATATACTTTATAATACAAGAGTACAAGTTCCTGTCTCCGATGGATTACCTATAGAACTAGCTAATAGTAATAAGGTTAATGGTGTTAGATATATTTCTACAACATCTGGAGCTCAGAATAAGTGGTCTATTGCTACTAATCGTAGTGGCATATATTATATAGATCATGCTAAGAAGAACCTTAACCTAATCTCTGCAGAGGGTATTAAGGAGATTACTAGTTCAGCTGGATTTGCCAAGTGGGCTCTTAATAACCTAGGATATTCTACTGGTGAGCTTAATCTACAAGAGGGTATGTCTAATTGGAAGATTAGCAGGGATAGTATTCATGATGATATATATGTTCATGATAAGAATGAATGCTTAGTATTCTCCGAGAGATTAGCAGCTTTTACAAGCTTCTTTGACTATAAGAATATCCCCTTCATGTTTAGACAGGATGGCAAGTTCTTAAGTATATTCTCAGAGAATGATTCTACAGAGCTCTATGAACAAAACGCGGGTAATTATAATCAATTCTATGGAAAGTCTAAGGTTACTTCTTATATAGATTATATAGTAAATCCTGAGATGTCTAGGGATAAAGTATTCAACAATATTGAGTTTAGAGCAGACGCTTTCAGACTTGAGAATGGTGAATATACTAAGTATAATCCTAATAGAACTTTAGATCATATTCATGTTAGGAATGAATTCCAGGATACAGGAGATGTAGCTTTACTACAGTATAAGAATCTTCAGAAGAAGTTCCGAATGTGGAGAGCTTATATACCTAGGGATACTAAAGAGATTGAGAATTATAAACTCAATAGAATTCGTAATCCGTGGATAAAGATGAAGTTATCTTATACTCCTACTGAGGAAGAGGATAATAAGTTAGTACTACATGATTTAATTGTTAATTATACAGTATAATGGCTGAAACTAAAAAAGCTGATAAATTTCAGAAGGGTGTTGGTATAGCCTCGGGAGCCATCGGGGCTACTACCTCTCTTCTAGGTAACTTTGGAGGGGAGGATGAGATAGAAGCTCAGGCGGATGCTCAAGTAGATCAGACCAAAACTCGGATGTCTAAAAGCGCCCTCTCTGGATGGATTGCTGACTGGCAACCCCAATCTGATGAAAGCATGGGCTTAGCAGGATTCTCAGGAGCTCTATCAGGAGCATCAGCCGGATCATCGGCAGGTCCTTGGGGAGCATTAGCTGGAGGAATTGCTGGTCTAGCAGGGGGACTCTTTGGAGCCTCAAATCGCAATAGGCAGCGCGAGGAAGCTAACCGGAGAGTTTCTCAAGCTATGATGGCTCAAAATACTCTTCTTAGTCAGAAGGAGGCTCAGAATGCCCTTGCTAACATAGTAGCCTTTGGTGGATGGGTAGGTACTCATGGAGGTGACTATCCTACTGGGTTTAGTGAGTTTAACGAAGGAGGTTCCCACGAAACTAATGCTAATGGCGGTATTCTACAGGGAATAGATCCCAATGGTAATCCTAATCTTGTTGAGGAAGGTGAAACTAAGTGGGATAATTATATATTCTCTAAGAGATTAAAAGTACCTAAAGGTTTTGGTAAAGCTTATGACCTTGGAAGGGTAGATAAGAAATCTTATGCTGATGCATCTAAGAAACTCTCTAAGGAGAGCGAGGAAAGACCTTTTGATCCTATAAGTACGAGAGGTAGAGATGCTATGCTAGGAAGGCTTCAGCAAGCTCAAGAAGCTCAGAAGTATATAGATAAAGCTGATGAAGCTATGAATGAAATATTTGATATAAATGAACTTGGTGACATTCTCTATGCCGAAGGTGGTGGTATACATATTAAGCCTTCAAAGCGTGGTACGTTTACTGCAGCTGCTAAGAAACATGGTAAAGGGGTTCAAGAATTTGCTCGTCAAGTCTTAGCTAATAAAGAGAATTATTCGTCTGCTATGGTTAAGAAGGCAAACTTTGCTCGAAATGCTTCTAAGTGGCATGATGATGGTGGATGGTTACAGAGTGCAGGACTCTTTGCTCCCGCTCTCGCGAATGTAGGTAATCTTGTCTCAGATATTGTAAGTAAACCTGAGCAAGCTTCTTTAGGAAGAATGGATTTAAGTCCTTATATTACACGTCGACGCCTACCTTATGAACCTATAGATCGAGAGTACATGGCTAATAAGTATAGAGCTCAGGCTGGTGCTACTGCAAGGGGTATTGTTGACAGTTCTGCTGGGAACCCTGCATCTGCAAGAGCAGCACTCGTAGCTCATAATTATAATGCCTTAAATGCTTTAGGAGACATGTATATTAAGTCAGATGAAGTTAATCGTCAGCGCAAGAAAGAGTCTATCATGTTTGATGCAGAGCAAGATCGTCAGTTGGCAGCTTTATCTGGACAACAACAGCAGTTTAACCTTGGTCAGGAACTTAGAGAGTATGATATTAATGCTCGTAATAGAGCTGCTCGTCGTAGTGGAATTCGTGAGGGCACTAATGTTGTAGCAGGTAATATTGGAGAAACCTCAAGGTATCTTCAGAATTTGGAGACTATCCAGAATATGTTCCCCCTCTACGGAACTCCTACAGGAAGATTTACTGGAGGTGTTGATGCTCCTACACCTACTAGAACTACTATAGATCCTAAAACTACCTGGGATTTTCTTGACACTCCCTCAAATTATGGAGCTAAGGGAGGATTCCTCTTCGACCCTGAGGTTGAGAAATTTCTGAAGAGTATTAAGAAAGGAGGTAAGTAGATGGCAATTTCAATGTATGACCGTCTAGAGTATGGTGATTTCAAACTTCCATCTCTACAAGAAATGATGATTGCTCCTCAATATCTTACTCAAGAGCATGAGAAGATGGAGGATGCCTTTATGCAAAATCAAGCTCTTGCTGCTGATGCTGCTACAAGATTCCAACCTGGAGTTGATGATGCAGCTATTCAAGCCAATCAACAGTTTCAGTCCTCTGTAGAAGCTGATATAAATGATCTTTCCAAGAATGGGTTAACTCCTGGAATTAGACGTAGATTGTTACAACGTAAGAGTGATTTTACTAATAACATTCTTCCTTTAAATAAAGCAGCTATTGATAGGGAACAGTGGGCTAAGGTAGCTAGAGAAGCTCAGCTAAGAAATCCTTCTTTAATAGTTCGAGATCCTATGAAAGTTGGTCTCGATAAATGGATTTCTGATCCTACATCTAGAGAGCTTAGACCTGTTAGTGGTCAGGAGATTTACGAGAGAACTCGTCAGGAAATGATTCCTATTAGTAAGTACATTTCTCAGAATCTTCCTCAGCTTACTAAGACTGGCTTACCTTATAAGTATTGGGCTATGACCCAAGCTGGCGCTACCCCTAAAGATATTGCATTAGCTTTAAATAAAGAGCAGGGTATAGACCTTGCTAAAGCTGCTCCCCTCGCCCAACTTATTAGAGATGCTGCTAATAAGGTTATTACCTCTACGGGAGTATATGACTATTATGGAGCTAGTTCTAATGAGGCTCAAAGAGCTTGGGAATATGCAGCGAGTGCTTTTAATACAGCCTTAGGAGCTGCTAAAGTTGATGGAATCTCTGATGACTTCAGCATGCGTATGGCTCTTGAACAAGCTAAGGAACGTGCTTTAGCTAGGAGAGCTGCTGGTAAAAGCAAGAATACTAATCTTTCAGGACTATATTTCGCAGATAAATATGGGGCTGCTATAGATGTTCCTCAGATTAAAGAACTTCAGGATTTGAGAGAAGCTATTGCCAATCCTTCTAGCTTAGGTAATCTTTATTCACCTACAGTAGGAGCAGGAGCAGCAAGCTCTTATCAAGGTTCTAACTTATCCTCACCTGTAGTTATGGATAAGACTCTTAAGAAATTTGGCATTGATCCTGCTAAATATACTACTAAGGAAGCACAGCTCAAGGCTATTGATAATGAGATTGATAAGTTAGGTAAGAAATATGGATATACTACTTATGATGATCCTGACTTAAAGAAGGGCTTTATTAATAGAGTAATACCTGCTATAACTACGGGATCTTTACAAGTGTTTGGATCTTTAGAAAACGCTCTTGAAGGTACTAATGCTCTTCAAGATAGTAAGTGGTTTGGGAAAGATGCAGGAGATCTTATTACTAAACTTAATAATAAAGATTCTAATTCTTTCTCTATAGAACCACTTGATAATTTTGGTGTAGTTCGTATACGTGATGGTAAAGATACTTTCTTTATAAGACCTGAAGATATAGATCAAAGTGAGATTGGTTATTATAATGCTTTAAGAAAGGTTAGAGCTATGAGTGATGAGGAATATAATACAGTATATAATCAGACTTATAATGATATATTAGAAGCAGAATCTAGAGGTGATGTGCAGTCTTATATGCAGTACATAAACTACTTAGAATTCTTATCAGAACTTAGAGATTCAACAATTCCTAGTCGAACAAAAACCGCTGCTATAACTACTGGAGAAAATAAAGCAATTCAATTTGAGTTTAAATAATTATGGATGAGAATTTAAAGAAACTTAATGATGCACTATTCCAGATAAGTCAGGAGAAAGCTCAGTTCGATAATATCCAAGGACTACCGGGGGTTAATAGATTAGCCCCCAAGTCCTATGGGATGAATGAGTTTCTCACTGAACAGGCTCAGCATGATGTAGACTTCTCTCGATCAATATTTGGGGATGAGTCTAATATTGGTCAAGAATATTTACAAGCTGCTAATGGTAATCCCTCTTCGTATGATGAGGGTATTACTGAGCTTAATCAAATGCGAGATCTTAATGCCTTTAGAGCTAATGAACAGTCTGGATTTTTAAAAGCTACCAATGCTATAGTTAGTGGTGCTATTAGTGGTCTTGCTACAGCTCTTGAGGACATTGGTTATATCCTTGACCTTGAGGGTCATTACAATACCTGGAATAAGCTTGATAATGACCGTGATAATTGGTTGTCTAAAGCTATGAGACAATTTAAAGAAGGCCTTAATGAAGCTATGCCTATATATGAGACTGAGAGTGATAGTGCTTTAGGCCAGTTCTTTAAGTTCAGTACTCTAAAGGGCATGATTGACTCTGTAGTAGGCTTTGCTATTCCAGGAGGTCTTGTATCTAAAGGTATTGGGGCGGCTGTTAAACTTAGTAGAGCAGGATCTTTAGCTGCTAGAGGACTTGCTAAGATGAATGCTTCTGCAGGTACCAAGGTACTTGCAAATTCCCTTGGGGAAATAGCTAAAGATGTTGCTGCTGGTACTATTACTAACTATGCTGAAGGCCAGATGATGGCTATTGAGTTAGGAGAAAATGCTAAGCAGCATTATATTGAATCTAAGGCTCAAGAATACTATGAGCAATTTAAAGATGCTCCTATTCCTCTCAGTATTGAAAATGCTCGTAAGCTTGCTGAAGATGAGTTTAATAATGACACTGAGGTACAAGCTAGAATAGGCAAAGAACAGGCTGAATTCGTCCGTAACAATAGAATATTCATGCTAACAGATGCCATAGGTCTTCATGGTCTCGTTAAGAGTAAAGGAGCTTTTAGGCAAGCACTTCTTACTAATCCTAAGGAGAAACTTAAGGCTATTAAGAACCTAGGTAAGCTTTCTGCAGATAATATACTTATTCAGGGAGCTAAGGAAGGTGCCGAAGAAATTGGCCAGAATATTCTTCAAATGGAGGGAGAGTATCAAGTTCGTAAAGCTACAGATACTTTAACTAAAGAAGATGAAGAGCTTGGTGATACTTTCTTTGACAGGGCATTAGCCTTTGGTACTTCTAAGCAAGCTATTGTTGAGGGCTTAATGGGTGCTGTAACTGGTCCTGGTCAACGTGCTGTATCAAGAGTTGTTGCCAACATAACCTCAGGAGATCCTTTTGGTAAACTTCGTAAGGAGCAAGAATTCCAAGCTTATACTAGGCAGCAAGACTTTGTAAAGACTCTCAATAATCGTCTTACAAATATTGTCCAAGCTGAGGCATTGAAAGCTGAGGCTATTTCTAGAGGTGATGAAGTTACTGCAGATGCTATTTGGAATAAGGAAGCTACTAATCTTATTAGTGAATCTATTGAGAATGGTACCATTCAGGCTCTAGAGAGATCTACAGAAGATATTATTTCTGACCCTAATCGTACTGCTGAGGAACGAGAGCAAGCTCAGAAGTTTAAGAAGTATATTAGTCAGGCTGAGAATGAATATATAATAGCTTCTCATAATCCTAACAGTCATGAGATCTATGATAACCGCACAAGACATAATGTTCTTCAGATGTGGAGTAAAGATCTGCACAAAGATATTCAGTCTAAACTCACAGATCTTAATGATGCTCTTAGTGCTAAATCTCCTGCCTATAATGTAAGCCTAGATAAGAATTTTAACTTCTCTGAACCTAATGCTAAGACTTTAGCTCAAGCTGAGGCTCCTGAAGCTTATAAGGCTTTAGATGATCGTATTAAGCAATATAGAGAAGTTAAGAAATCTCTTGATGAATCTGATAAGGAATATAAGGAGATTACTAAGAAAGATTATCAGGAGAAATGGTTGGAGAATGAAGTTGAGAGACTTCAAAAGATTGCCAAAGAAGCAGAGCGTCAGGCTGTAGAATCTAAGGTAGATAAGCCTCTAATGATGTATGATGAGAATAACCAACCTGTCTTTACTAGTAGAGCTAAAGTAGTTAAGGACGGAGATGATTATTTCCTTCGTGGTTATGATGATGAAACTAACACTTATAGTATTCCTCTTCTCAAGGAAGATAATACGGAGCGTCCTGTAAATTCTGCAGATTTAGAAGCTTATAGAGAGGAAGAACCTACTACTCCTGAGGCTACTCCTACTGATGAACCTCCTGCCCCTGAAGTCAAATTTTTTACTCCAGCTGAACGTACAGCATTACGTAAAGAAGTTGATACTATTAAGAACTTAGATGATCTTGCCATCTGGAGAGAGAGATATAATAACAATTCTACTTTGAGTGATGAAGCTATTGAAGAAATTGAAGAGCTTTATAGCAGAGCTCAAGATAGAATTATTAAGGCTGAGGGTGAGAAGATTGATGATATTACTCCAGAGAATGTTGATGGTCAGGAAGTAGAATTCGTTCGTTCTGAAAGTCTTGATACTCCTGAAGCTAAGGATGCTCTGTGGGACCCTCCCAAGAGATCTGCAGAGAATTACTGGAGAGGTTCTAAAGGATCTGATATTGCTAGTCGTGAGAGTGGCAATGAGGACCAGATACGATGGTTTGACTTCTTAGATAAACATGATGCCTCTCAGTATAGAGGTATCATTGTACCTTTCAAATACGAGGGTAAGACTGCTGGTAGACTAATATTAACTGATCAGGCTGGTAACTTTATAGATGCCAATGGTCAATCTATAGGTAAAGAATTTGATCCTAAGAAAGCCGTTTATACTACTGTTGCTGATCCTACTTCAGATGCAGACGGTAAGTATTATGGTACTCAGAAAGACTTTGATTTCTATAAAGATATTTATCTTAGAGATGTCTGGAGCCATATTGAGAATGGTGTAAGTGTGCCTGTAGTTATTCAGGGTACAAGTGCTGGTATTATTGATGATAATTATCGAGATGATGTTATTAAGAAGCCTGCACAACTGAGACCTCTTGAAGAAAGTCTTCCTGCTAATATGGAGATAAATACTTTAACAGTATATATTTCTAGTACAGGTCGAATTGTTACTGAGAATGGACAGGCCTTTACAGTACCTTCAGGTACTATGGCTATCCATGATTCTACTAATAATAACTTCTATAGAGCTAACTCCGTACCTATCCAGGGGGAGACGAAGCAATTCTTACTAGACCTATTTAGACATTACATAGCTAAATCTATTAAGGGCAAGTCCTATGTAAGTAATGATAAGTATACCTATAGAAATGGTAAGGAATACATTCATTATAGTTTTATAGGTATTCTTAGGGATTTACTTAGATATAATAGTTCTGGTGACCCCGCTCGTACTTTATATAATATAAAGGATAAGGATGGCAAGGAGACTGTTAGATGGAATATTGGAGATAAAGAAATTGATGCGGCGGTTAAAGATGCTCAAGGTAATTATGTTATTAATGAAGAATTTATTACTACTGTAGATAATTTTTTAAGCAAATCTTTCTACAACCCTCGTTATTCCAAGATAGATCCTCAGAGTACTGAACCTTATTATTTCCCTCATAAGATTAATAAAGATGGTACTCTTAATGTCAAGAAATATCCTAACTATCATGCCTTTGTTAGAGAGCGCTTAGTAGACTTTGTAGTAACTCCTAATAGTCCATATGCTCATGCAGAGAGATATGTTATTTATGATCCTCTAAATGTTAATGAAGCACAACCCTTTGAAGATTCGAAGAGTGAGGAAAATAAGACTTTAGCAGGTGTTGCAAAAACAATTATGAGGGGTACTCCAGTAAAAATGCTTCTTACTTTTACTAATCCTAATAATGGTAATTTAAATGAGGTAGAATTTGAAGCGTCATTTAATGGAGAAACTTTTGCCAGCTCTAATCAAAAAAATTCCTTTAGTATAGTAGCTGCAGATCAAATGTATCAGCAGTCTATAAAGGCTAATACTTCTTTTGAAGATGTTACTAAAGCTACTCAAGCTTATGTAGCTAGTCTAATGGGTATTAAAGATGGGACTAAGTTTAATATGAAGCTTACTGTAGCTGAAGAACCTCAGTCTGCATCATTAGATACTTCTATACAAGTTCCTTCTTCAACAAATCCTATAATTGCCAATATAGAGAAGCGTATTGCCGAGACTACTGATCCTACTATTAAAGCTCAGCTTCAGAAAGCCCTAGAGATGGCTAAGACTGTGAATATTGACAGCAATCTTGAAGGCACCCACGTTCTCACAGATTCCAAATTCCGTAGGACTTATGAGAAAATGAATGATTCTGCTGCTGAGGAATTGGAGAAAGCTGGTGAATGGTTTAAGAAGAAGTTCCCTGGTATTGACTATAAGATTATTAAGTCTGCTATTATTAATAATGTAGCTGGTAAATTTGAGGATAGTGTAGTTACGGTATATCAAGGTACTGGTACGAGGACTGTCTATCATGAATCTTTTCACGTAATATTAGACTGTTTACTAACAGAAGATGAGCGTACGAGGTTAATTGATGAGGCTCTTAAGAATGAAGATTATAAGGAAGATTTTGAATCCTTAAAACCTTTATATCCTACCTTATCTCAGAGAGAATTAGCAGAAGAAGTTTTAGCAGAAGTCTTCGCAGATTATATGGTTACTGAAGATGAAAGTAACTCTTTTATTAAGAGAGTTTTCAATAAGATTAAACAATGGTTAACTAATCTTTATAATCTTATTCGTCGTAATGGTAAACCTAATAGAGAGTGGACTCAAAGTATAGAGTCTATTGTTGAAAGAGTTCGTAATAAAGATTTTCTTAGTAACGATTACTTAACTCTAAAAGCCCGTTCTATTCACTCTAAAGTTATTCCAGGAGTTGATGCTATTACTACTGCTGAAGCTGTAAATAGTTTACACTATTGGTTCTTACAATACTTTAAAGGTACTGGTAATCTTATAGAGATTCTTCAGTCTGAGAATGGTGAGTTAGTAGCTGCTGCTTATAATTTTGCTCATAAAGAATTTATGGGCAGATATAATGAGCTAATGGCTTCTGTAGCTTTTGCAGATCCTAACTCTCTTCAGAAGTTACTTACTGATATTGACAAGATGGGTAAAGTTCTTAACACCTGGGATGCTCCTAATGGTATTAAGACTATTCATCAGCAAGAGCGTTTAGCACAGTATAAGTTAGAGCTAAATACTTCAGAAGATTATCAGGAAGCTGCTGCTGATATTTCAGGTGGTGAAAATAATCAGGGACGAGACTCTGCAGCTTTATTTGCAGAATCTATCACTGTAAGTAGCAAGATGAATTCTAACAAGATTGTCAAATTACTTCTAAGTACCTTACCTAAAAAATACTATGACTTTAAGACTCGTACAGCTACTCCTTATAAGAATAGCTTAGGCATGCCTGAGATGGAGCCTTTTGGTAAAGTATTTAATATTCTTGCCAATAAGTTAGCTAATCTGCCTACAAGTATTTCTACTAAGGAATTACAGCAGAGATTATCTCAGGTTGCTGAGGAATATCCAGCTATATATCCTCTTATTAGAGACGATAAAGTTTCTATTAGAAATGCTGAAGGTGGTATTGAAACTAAGATTATTCCTTCATGGTTAAAGCTTGATAAGGTTGATTCTTGGACTGCTTCGGATATGCTTCAGGTAGTACAGTTCATGCAGGCCTTTAATAATAATAAGAATAATTATCTTATTGGTGTTACCAAAGCTAATGGACAGTATACTTCTTTTAATGCTTCTACTATAGGTCATAGAGCACGTATTGCAGGTTCATGGCGAGCACAGTTGTCTAAGTGGTTACTCGAAGGAAAGTCTGATATTGTTAAGTTCTATACTCGTAATAAATATAAAGTATGGGAGTATAATAATGATACTATTAAGAAAGCATTCCCGAGAGTTCCTACTGCAGATAATGCTGAAGATTTCTTAAGAATCTTAGGTATTACTTACGATATTAATAATCCTGAAACTCTTCGGAGAGCTCTTCATACTAAGAAGTTCTTAGATAAGATTGGGCAGGTATATTCTCAGATTACTAAAGGAGCTATTAAAACTCCTATTGTTAATGAGAATCGTGATGGTGAGAATGAGAATCTCGATGTATTCTTAGATATCCAATCTGACTTAGGTATTGAAACTCTTGAGAATTCTCATATATCTCTTGGTGATGAAAGAATCTATGATCTTCAAAAGCCTGGATTTGCTAACCAGACTATTAATAAGATTAATAGAGTTATTGAAAATCCTGAGAGGCTTTACTCTGAGATGCCTCACCTTGATCCTACGGAGAATGTATATGTCACTCATTCATTGCTCCTTAATAAAGCACTTGTAGATAGACAAACTCCTAAGTTGTCTATTCTTATTCATGAAGGTAACATTGAGAGCTCTAACAATAATGGTACTGATTATAAGGATATGAAACTTATAGATAAGTTATCTACAGTACTTAATATGACTATGCAAGGCAAGGATAATATTATGCGTCCTGCTGATAATGGCCAAGAGCGATTCTTAGATCATGGTGATACCTGGATTAATGCTAATACTACTCGTGGTGAAGTTATAGACATCTTTAGAGGTTATCTATGGGACGAAATAGCTAGATCTCATATTAAGGACAGAGCCTTTACTAACTTTAATAAGAATTATGTTAAGGGTACAGTTATTGAAAGTCTTTTAACTCCTAAAGAAGTTAAAGAGTTCTTAGTAGATACGGCAGAATCTCCTAATGAATTTGCTGATAGAATACTTAATACTATAGGTAGAGATGTTCTTACTACTAGAATTGAACAAATGATTAGTACTTGGACTAATAATGCTTATGGTAAACTCTTAGATTTAGGAGGTCTTAAAGAACTTGCTGGTGATAAAGTCCTTAACATGTCTCTTAAGCTTAGCACTAATCCTACGACTAATCAGTATCCCAGATCTGAGGTGATAAATTGGATTAGGCATGCTGTAGTTAATTATGCTATTGGTAACATTGAGCAGAGTAAAGTATTGTATGGAGATAACATCTTCTACAAGTCTTTAGGAGATGAGTTTAAGCGTCATAATGGAGCTATGGGTTCTAAGAAGACTTGCCTAACATCTGACGGTATCAACGTTACTATCGCTAAGAACTTTAAACGTATGGATGGTGCTGAAGGACTTACTGATAAGTATGGCAGGCCTATTCTTAAAACAGCAGTATTCTCTGATGTTCCTAGTTATTCTAAGCAACTCTATCAGATTGCTGAGATTGTAGATGCTGAGAATAATAGATATAAGATGCTTCGCAACGATGTCCTTGAAGCGTATGAAAAATCTGACAAGGCTAAATCTTTTGAGGATATGATGACTGAAGCACTTATTAAGAATGCTGATAAACTTGGTCTTAATAGTGCTCCATATGCAGATATGACAGAGGGTGATGGTTTTGGTATGATCTCCCTTGATGCTTATAGAGAATTTAAAGTTCGTGTAGGCGATTGGAATGTAGATTCTGAGAAGCTTTACCAATGGGAGGTTCAAGAAAGAGCGGGTGTTCCTAAGGAAGAGAGAGTCTTTGTAGACTTTGATGGTAAGAAATCTCCTCTCAAATATGGTAGCTGGGGACAGCAGGTATTTAACTCTTTGAAACCTCAACACTTTGGACCTTTAGCAAATGTTCAAGGTTTTAAGCCATCTTTCTACAAGCTGTCATTAATGCCTCTTATCCCATCTGTTCTAAAAGCTTTAGGAGATACTAATCTTTCGAAACTTCATGAGATGATGATTAAGAATCAAGTTGGTGTTGCGGTGCACTATTCAGCTAATAAAGGTGTTACTACTAAGACTAATTCTGTAACAAATGAGCAAGGTGTACTTGTTACAAATACTGAGCATCCCTTCAATGATTTCTACGATAAAGAAGGTAACTTCTTAGTTAGTGATGATGGTACTTATCAAGGACCTTTAGACTTACTTACTCAAGATACATATTGGGAATACTGGGGAATTCAGGTAGATACTGGTGAACATAAGCACCATGATGTAGTCACTGGTACCCAGATGATGGTACAGATCCTTAATGGGCTCTTTGATGCTGGTGAGATTAGTGAACATTTTGGTGAGAATGCTCCTAAAGTTAAAGCTCTAACTGATGAATATATTGATTTAAATAATCAACGTATCAGACTTGGCAGGGATCAGCTTATTAAAGAGCTTGGACTTGTAGCTACTCAGAAAGGATGGAAGATCTCTGAGGAAGGTATTGTAAGTTTAGTAAATTCCTTACGGAGAGAGGCGATTGAGAGAGGCTTAGCAGATAATTATATTACTGCGATAGAACTTCTTAACGACCTTGATGATGGAACTACTAATATAGATATTCTACCTACTCGTGAAAAGATAGAGAGTATCCTTATGAGTAGAGCTGCTAGTATGACTACTTCTCAGAAGCGTCATGGTACTGCAGCTTTTCAGGTACCCTCAACTATGTGGGAGACTAAAGCTAGTCGTACTTATAATGAGGGTAAATATAAATCTTCAGATCTAGACTTTGTTGTAAAATATGTTGATGGTAAGCCAAAGATTACTTCAATGGAAGTATATCTTCCCTCACCGTTTAAGGGTATTACAAGCATTGGTAAAGTTCCGAAAGAACTTCTCGAACTTATAGGCTTCCGTATCCCTACCCAGGGATTAAGCTCTATTGAGACTATAGTAGTTAAGGGTTTCTTACCTGAAGCAGCTGGAGATATTATAGTCTTACCAACAGAGATTGTTGCTAAGGCTGGCTCGGATTAATATCATGGTTCGAGTAAAATTCCGTTAATTGCGGGAATCCCCTTAGAGTCTTAGATACCACTCTAACATAGTAATATAGTTAGATACTATAATGTAATGGTTATAGAATGGTAAAAAGTCTAAGAATTGGGCAATCCGCAGCCAAGATACTTAGTAATAAGTATAAGGTTCAACGACTAAAACATGGAGTCCCACCAGGTTATGCTGAGGATGGTAAAGTTTCAAGAATGCGGAACACTACAGTTAGTAGTGAAGATATAGTCTAAACTTATATGAAAGTATAAGAGATTATTGTATGATATTGATAAAATGTACTTATATGTACCTAATTATTATAAGGTTAAGGGACGGCTTAAGTACATAGATTATCCTCATTGGGAAGAGCAGTATGAGGAACTAGTTAACTCTTTTAAGGATGAGAAGAAAGAAGGTATCCTTGAAGCTCTAAGTGGATTCTTTGGTAACAGTGAATTACTACAAGAGCTTGCAGATACTGAGCAGACTCCTAAGGTATCTAAAGAAGAGTTTCACAAGAAAGCTATTGAGAATCGTATTACTCAGATTCAAAAAGAGCTTGCTCATATTGCAGAGAATGCTTCTAACTTTATTGCTCCTATTCAGACGAATATTCTTGAAGCTTCTGCTAAGAGAGCTATGAAGGCTGTCTTTGGTGACACTTATGAGATGGAGGCAGAGTATTATAAGTCTAAAGCAGCTCTTCCTAGTCTGCTAGATTCTACATATGTTCTACAGGTTGCTGAGAATTATATGGCTGGTAAGAAAGAGGTAGGTATTGCTGCTAATGCTGGTAAATTCTACGTCTTTGCATCCATGTATAATTTAGGTATTCCTGCAGAAGCTGTTCAAATTAACTTTGAGCATAATGAGGAAAATGGTATAGTTCAGCTTGGTAGGAAGTATACTGCTGGTAATAAGAAGATTCCTATCTCAGAGTTACTCAACCAGTGGATTAGTGCTGCTGTGGATGCTGCAAAATCTCCCTTTGGAGTTAACCTTGGAGCTACTCCTGCAACTTTAGGAACTCTTACTATGCTTACTATGGCAGGTGTTCATCCTGATACGTTAGCTTTATTTATGAATCAGCCTATCATTCGTGAATATCTTAAGTTACAACAGCAGTATGAGTCTCAGATAGCCCAGGAGAACTATGTATCTCCTAAGTCTCCTAGAGTTAAGGCTGGTACTGCTATGGCTAGATATAACAAGAATGAGATTCGGGCTTATCTATCTGAGAAGTATCCTCCTATTGATGCTGGAGCACCTACAAAAGTATTTACTACTGAAGAACTTGAAAGTTATATTGTTAATCAAAATCTTGCTTATCAGAGTCAAATTCTAGATGATTTTATTAGATATGTAGAATGGGGACGTAAGGTTGCAGATGCAATGCAAGGTACAACCTATGATACTAAGGATGGTGGTAAAAACCTTTCTGAACTTCTAATAAAGTTATATAAGAGTCTTACTGCTGGTAAGAATGTTGTTAACTATGATAAGCTTGTAGACGAAGGTTATATTGCAGGTTATAAGAATACTGTAGCTGAGTATAAATCATTCTTTGAACCTCTATTCCTACTGCTTAGAGATAAGCAATTTACGGATGGAGATACAGGATTATTTGATGAAGCGATTGCAAGATATGTTGGTTCAGCAACTCCTGAATTTAGAGCTATTACTAGTCTAAATAAATTCAAGAATGACTTCTTAACAGCTATTATTCTTAATACTCCTGATGCTACTGGTACTACCTTAATTTCCGAAAGGAAGAGATTAATGGTTGGTAGTAATAGTGTTCCTATGAAGCTAGCAAAATTACGGTCTGAGCCTGCTTATAAGGACAATCCATTATTCCAATCTTTAGTACCGATTTTGGATACAGTAAGGGATGATATTCATAATATTAAACCTTATGTTGATAAAGATCCTTTAGCATCTAATGCTGTAACATATGCATGGGAACAGTTATACTTACAAGACAGAGAATTTGCTGTAGATCTTATGAAGTTCTGCCTACTACAGTCAGGACTTCAGATGTCACCTCTTAATTATATAGATATTATTCCTGCACAGATGTACAAGGATTATATTGAACCTATGCTTAATTCTTATCAAGAATCTGGCTATGGCAAGTTAAGAGAAGCATTTATCTATGCATGGCAGTTATCTAACTATAATGATGATAATATCCTACCCTTCAATATGCGAATGGCCACTCAATTTCCTCTTGGAAAAAGATATGCTACGGATGCCGAAGGTAATAAAACTAAGAAGGTTTATCCTGTAGTAAGATACTTTAATGCTAAGAACCAATCTGTAGAAAGTACTAAGTTGAACTTCCCCTTAGATTCTCAGTCTATAGGTAAAAATCACCAACGTCAGATCTATAATTTTAGTGATGACAGTCCATTAATGAAACTTATTAATGAGGCTATCAAGATTAGGGAAGCTAACCTTAATGAATCTTCAGAGTTCTACGAAGCTGAGCAAACTCTTCGTCGTCCTTATACCTTTGAGGAAGTTGAGGACTTCAGAGAAGAACAGCTTAGGTATGAGATAGAAAATGCTACAGATGAAGGTTTACATGAAGCTGAGCAAACTTCTTCTAATAGCTCGGAAAAAATTAAGAGAGCTTACTCTGTAGCTAAATATACTGGAGATATTACTCCAGGTGCTAATACTATATTTGTATTTGGCAGTAATCCTGAAGGCAAACATGGTGCTAGAGCTGCTAAAGTTGCAAGGAAGTTATTTGGTGCTATCTATGGTCAAGGAGAGGGATTGCAAGGTAATGCCTATGCTTTACCTACTAAAGACCTTAGAGTAAAAAGAAATAACAGTCTTAGAAGTATACCTCCTGAACAGATTATTGAGAACATTAAGAAACTTTATGAAACTGCAAGGCAAAATCCTGATAAACAATTTAAGGTAGCTTACAGAAACACCGATGAACCATCTCTTAGTGGTTATACAGGATTAGAAATGATAGATATGTTTCTAAAAGCTGGTTCCATTCCTACTAATATGGTATTTAGCGAGGAATGGGTAAATACTGGGAAGTTCAATCTATCAAAAGAAGGTGCTGACTTTGTTCAGTCAGGAGAAGAACGTAAAAATTTGTGTAAATAATTATGGCTAATGTATGTCCTAATACAAGCTCTCAGGCTTGGAAGGATTTAGTCAACAGGTTTGGTGAAGACATTGCTTGGGCATTGTATGTAAAGAGTGGGGATAATATCCCTACTCTTCGCCAAGCTTTAGAGACTATTAAATCTCTTCGTATAACTTATGAACCTATTTCTGCTACAGAAAAGATGGCTCTTGGTGTTGTAGATAGTAAAGGACGACCTGTTGTATATACTAATAGTAAAGCACAGTATGAAGCAGCAATTAATAAAGCTGCTCAAATTAATGCTAACTATGGAGCTTATAGAGCTAAAGTTGTTAAATCTGCAAGCTCTCCTATGGGTAAAGAGTATTCTGAGGTATACGTAGAAAGATATGTCCTTCCTGAGCAATATAAGCCTGATTTAAAGGTTTATGATGTCAAACCTGAGGAGATGTATCAGATTTTGAGAGAGTCTTCCAAATCGCCTATAAAGGGTCTTGATGGGCTTTTAAAGGATTGGGCTGGTAAAATAGGCTTCCAAGTAAATACTTGGGGGGAGATTACTGATAAAGAAGGTAATTCTATTCCTGCGGTGGCTCAGGTTGACATGGTAAGAAAGGTTATTACTGTTGCTTTAGATAAGGCAGATGCTACAACTCTCAGTGAGGAGTGTGCTCATATTATGGTAAGAATGCTTGGTAAAGAGAATCCTCTCTATCAGCGTTTACTAAAAGTAGCTCGTGATAGCTCTACATTTGCCAGAGTTAAGGAAGAGTATGCTGAAGTTTATAAGGGTGATGAAGAGCGAATGGTCGAAGAAGCTGCTGGTAAACTTATTGCTCAGGAAGTGGTTAGGCTTTATGAGAATAATTCTGAGCAGTATGTACCTGAATCTACTGGTATAGTATCAGCTATTAAAAAGCTTTTTAACCTCATTAAATCTTACTTCAAGCGTAAGGCTGAGGTAGCTAATCTTACAGTTGAAGGAATGAATTTAGATATGCAGCCCTTTACTGAAGTAGCTCAGATGATGCTTCGTAAGCAAGTTACTGGTCTTGATAATCTAGAAGCAAATATCCAGGAGGGTGATTATTATTATGAGTTAACTCAAGATATGATTGCTACCCAGTTAGATGCTGAGGATTATCTCAAGAACTTAACTGTTAAATATGATGTACAACAAGGAGCTTATATTAAAGCTGATGGTACTCCTGTAAGTCGTCGTGTATCAGATATTGTATCGAGAGGTATGCGCAGACGCTTTAAGGTAACTTCTGATAATGAGAATGAAGATACTGATAAAAAAGCTCGTATTCGTACTATTAAAGGTACTATAATACATGGGTATCTTGAAGCTTTAATGAATGATCGTATTGAGGGTAGGAATTCTACTAAGGAATCTATTGCTCAAAAGGTTCATAGTAAGCTTTCTAATTTACCAGAGTTTGAAGGTCGAACTTCTGCTTACATAAGAGAATCTGCACGTTTAACTGATAAGCAGTTTAATAATCTAAAGGAAGCTGCAAGTAATTCTTATCGAGAGATATTAGCAAGACAGGCTTATATAGATTCTCAAACTGGCACAAAAGGTAGTGTGAAGATCTTTACAGAGCAAATTATCTATGATGAAGTTAGGGATATTGCTGGTACATGTGACTTAGTAGCTATCTATTCTAATGGAGTTATTGACATTTATGACTATAAAACTCATGAATTTACTGAATCAGGTGGAGAGATTGTAAGTGAAATTTCTGATGCTACTAAAGATAGTTGGAATATCCAAATTACTCAGTATAAAAACATCTTTACTAATGGTATTCGCAAGAAGGCTGAGGCAGAGAATCGTAATGTAGTTGTTAACTTTGGTGCCACTAGAATGTTACCTATTAATGTACAGTTTGCTGCTGATAAAGATACTGGTGAGACTAGTGTCTTTGGATTTGGTAAAGTAAAACCCTGGTCTTTAGAAGTACATGCATTAAATCCTGTATCATTAAGTGAGGAAGTTGATCTTGACCCCAAGCTAGCTCGACAGTTAGAGAAGCTTTACCAGACTAGTAATGCTCAGCATAGTAAATATCTTAGAACAAACTCTCAACTTGATAGAGATGCATGGCAAAGAACTCAGGATCTTATTCAGAGTATTCTTATAAGACAGGACTATTCTTACTTATTTAGAGAAGTAGAGGATATGTCTAGATCTCTTCAGAGAAGACTAACTATACCTTTTGGTCAACCTGGCTCATTAACTGCTAATGAAATTCTTGAACTTAAGCAACGTTCAGATGTATATTTAGACTTTTTCCAAGGAGCAATTGATGTTATTAATGTTGATGAAGATCTTGACATGAGAATGAGATTAAATAATGCTTTACGAGAAGTATTATTTATTCGTAATTTACTCAGTCAAAAGCCTGTAGATATGTTATTAGCAACTACTGGTGTAGACATTTCTCAGCCTGGCAAACATGTAGGTTGGTGGGCAGGATGGTTTAGTAAAGTTAGTGAAATTGCTCATCCTATCTTTAGAGCATTCTCCAAGCTTTTAAAAAGTGCTCAGGCTAATATTCACGACCAGCTTATGACTACCTATGAAAAGGTTAAAGGGCATACTCAGGCTCTTCAGGAATGGGCGGAAGCTAATAACAAAACTGTTCAAGACGCTTTTAATATGATTGTCGATACAAAGACTGGTCAGCTTATTAATAAGTATTCTAAAAAATTTTATGAGGATTTAGAGAAGGCTAGATCTATTAAGACCAGAAGTGCTAAATTCTTCTTAGATAACTATCAAATTGAGCATAATCCTAAAGGAGGCTATCAATATACTGGAAAGGCTTTAGAGGACTTTAATAAGGCCAAGAAGGAATGGCTTACTAGACTTGAGAATGCTAAAGGAACTGCTCAGGAGACTCGTGAACAAAATCGTTATCTTGCATGGCGTAAGATGAATGATTTAAGCTATAATAAGTGGGCAATGTTCCAAAAGTATAACATGTTTGTTAGAGATAAATATCGTGTTGAGAATCCTGACTATTATAGTGAAGAGTTTAATAAGATTAAAGATATTAAACCTCTTGTTGATTATTATAATATGTATGTAAATTTCAACGTAGAGTTTGAAAATATCACTGGTAGAACGATTAATCAGAGGTTTATTGCCAATGTACGTAATGATCTATTTGATTCTATTTTTAAGAATGGCATTGGTGCCTTAACAGACCTTACAGCTATTACTCTTGGAGCTCTTGAGACTAGGGATGAATCTGATGTACTTTATAAGAGTAAGGATGAAACTTCTGGTATGGACTATGCCGGTAATCCTATTAAGCATGTGCCTTTATTCTTCATAGATCCTCTTAAAGACAATCTTACTTCTGCTGATATAGCTAGAGCCGAAGCTGCTATAGATCCTACTCTGGCAAAGGATACTGATGAATGGCGTTTTGCTCGTAATACTCAGCTTCGAAAGATTGCTGAAGAGAAAGGTCTTCGACATAAGTCTTATGATCTATCAAGAGTTTTAATGCTAATGGCTCAATCTGTTTATACTTATCAGCATATGAAAGAAATTGAGGCTAATGCTCAGCTTCTTTTATATCATGCTAAGACCAATGGGGCTAAGGTTTTCGTAGAAGACAACCTTCCTAATATGGATAAGTGGGTTGGTAAAATTCGTACAGCTCTAGGATTATCTTCAGATGATGTTTCTACATTAGAGAAATTTATTGATCTATATATCTATGGAAAATCCGTTCAGAGTGGAGGTACTTTTAACTTCATGGGTAAAACCTATAGCTTTGGTAAATTGGCTAAGAAAGTTGTACAATGGTCTTCTCTAAGTACTTTAGGATTTAAACCTATCCTAGGCTTTAGAAACTATGCTCAGACTATGCTTAACTTCCAGATGATAGAAATGGAAGGTCTTTATTATAATAAGAAGTCTACTAAGTTATCTGAGAAGCTTAAGAAGGAAGATCCTACTAAGTATTATGGAGCTATTGCTTTCTTCCATATAGGCAATGAAGACATTTGGAAGAAGAGAGCTATAGAGCTTTCTGCTAATAAGACTAATAGGATCTTCAATGTCGAAAACGCCTTCTATCTGCTAGAAAAGACTGACTCTAATATTGACCGTAAGGTATTAACATCTATGCTCTATGCTTGGGGTTATGATGAGAATAAGAAGAAGTTAGTCAGCTTAAGAAGAAGTCCTAATGCTATACCTGTAGCTGATCTTATTCATATGTCTGAGGATGGTAAGATGACTATTGATAAACTTTCTAAAGAAGATATTATTAGGTTTAGAACTATTGCCCAAAGCGCTGCTACATCTGTGAAAGGTGTTATGCCTGCAGAGGATAGGTATCTTGCTAATACTACTATAGCTGGTACTCTTATCATGCAGTATCGCAACTGGCTTCCTGGACTGTTAAATGTTCGATTCAAGTCTCTTCAAAAGAATGAAATTCTCGATGAATATGATGTAGGCAGATTCAGAGTTGGGTGGGGCGAAATCGCTACTGGAGGTGAACAGATAGGTAAGTCTTTTGGTAGACTACTACTAAGATCTATACCTATCTTAGGATACCTTGCAGGAGATAACATTGGGCAGAATGAGAAGGCCGCTCGCAAGCAATATGATGAATATTTTAGACAGCATCCTAATGAATCTAAATTAGACTTTACATTCGAAGAATTTTGTAATTTGAGACTTCAAAAATTAAAGGCTCTAGGTTTTGAACTACAGTCTATTATAGGTTTATTCCTGGCAGCTATGATAGCTAAAGCTTTAGTACCTGATGAACCCGATGATGATCTTACAGGATGGGCTACTAAATTAGCTACACAGAACTTATATAGATCTTTATATGGTGCATATCTAGAGGCATCCTTCTTTGTAGACATTAGTAGTGCTACAGATATTATATCCTCTCCTATGGCTGTAATGTCTTATGTTACTAATCTTATGGGGTTCTTTAGGAATACTATTGATGAAACTCGTGACCTTGTAGTAGGTAAAGACTACAAAGGTTTATTATGGTGGGAAGAAGATAAGAATGATAAGACCCGTCCTTTCTACTTCACATCAAGACTAACCCCTGGATTTAATGCTGCACAAGACTTCTTTGATATATACGATACATTTACGTTTAATCAACGATAACCTGAAGTCTAAAAAAAATTCCCCGGTAGGCGTATAACCTATCGGGGATTTTTATTACTCTACCTTGACATTGAAAGGTTTACCGTATTCATAGGGTTCTTCAGTAACGAAATATCCTAAGACATCTCCAAACTCCTGTAATCCTTGGTAAACATATTTCTCTGTAGTACATTCACAAGTTTCTTCGTTTAAATAACTGACTTTCATTAATGTCCACAATATTCTGTTGGGTAAAGCAGCAGAGGCTATTCGTGAAAATTCTATTGGACTATATAAAGTACCATCATACTCAGCAACTGGATTAAATTGGTTCTTTATAGGTCTATAATTCTCAACGAATTCTTCATAAGTGATTGTCTTCATCTTATTTAAAATATGCTACTCTAGCTTCAGGAGTAAGCTTATAGATGAGAGCTTTATCCTGGAACTCAGGAAGGTCATATGCATCCGAATAGCTCATTGCTGAGGTAAGATAATCCTTAAAATTCTCAATTTTCTGAGCAAGAGTATGAGTGACTTTAACAGTCCTACTAATACCTTCAGAAGTTCTAAGGGCTTCCTTCCCCATCTTCTTCTGAGCAATCTTCGTAGACATGCCATAGTACTCACGTTCAACTACTCCTCCAGAAGAGACTATAGTCTTACCACAAGCCTCTTTACATTCTGCAAAGAACTGCCCACACATCACAAAGTCTGCACCTAAAGCAAGAGCTTTAATAATATCATCATAATTTCTGAATCCACCATCAGCTACAATTTTAGGATAGTATGGGAGAGAGTCTGCCAGTTGAATACGACGAATAAGGTCTAGTAACGTAGCCATAGGAAAATGCACTCCTGTATTAGCAGAAGTAGTACACCTAGAACCAGTTCCTATACCTACTCGAACATAGTCTATCCCAACTTTTGCATACTCTATATAAGTCATGGGATTGGCTATATTTCCTACCATTAGAACAAGTCTATCTCCAAAGGTATCCTTAGCGATAGTGCAGAGATCTAAGAGTGTTTGCATATGACCATTAGCTACATCTATACAGATATTAGCCTTAAGATCATTTTCCTCTAAGACTGTAAGGATTTCAGTTGCAGAATCTCTGTGGCAGAAGGTTTCCACAAACTCGGTCTGTGACATCCCCACAAATGTCTTAATCATTAGATGCTTTCTAACATCTAAAGATACTGTTCGTGGTAGAACTGTGAGAATCTCCGCGCTAGCAAAGGTTTCCCAGTTGGTTTCATCAATAACACAATCCATAGGAGCTGTAGCAAGAGGAAGTAACCCCTTAGAATAATAGGGGTTACATTCTTTCCTACTAGCTATTCTAGTGGTAGGTGCTGGAACTATGCATACATCATGTAAGCCTAGTAATGGAGCTCTGTCAGTTGCAATCATCTTCTCCCAAGGTCTCTTACGAGTCTTGCTCTTGCTTCTTCCCAACGAGCTTCAAGTTCTGCTGCTTGTATTGGAACTGCTTCCTCAAAGTTGTCAGGACCAGGTACAACTATGTCATCAAGGGAAATACAACCAGCCTGATCTTGTAACATAGCTTTTTTAGAATATCCGCATATTTCTCTAGCAAGATCTTTTCGAATTCGGGTAGCAATAAAGGTAGCTTCCCTCTGAGCCCCGGGAACACATCTTTTCTGAATGAGATCATGCCAATCTTTTTGAAATCCTGTCATGATTTGCTCGGTCTTAGTATAGAGTGTAAGGAAATCTCTTGCATTCTCAGGGCGACTACCATTTTGAATTTCATCAAGATAGTCTAACTCTGCAAGTTTGCAGCGAGAAAGAACCTTATTAAGTCTAGGAGCTCCTTCAAGGAGATTAAGGACAAATCTCTTTTTCTCATCCACAGGAAAGCGTAATGCTAGTTGGTTCCTCATACTCTCGTTGTTGTTACCATCATCAGGAGTAAAGTACCACTTATCATCTATACCTTCAAGAGTTCCTGTCATTGACCCAAACCAACCTTCAGATCCCATAGGAATAACAATGCTAATTTCATTATTAAATCGTTCCTTAGCATAGTTACAGTATCGAGAGCTCTCTTTAGAGTGTGAAAATGCTCGATGCCTAACATATTGCTCTGAGATTTTAAAGTTGGTAATGATTCTGAAAGACCGTCTGCGGTAAGGATCGTCCTTCTCAGGAATGAAGAATTCTATACCTTCCGGAAGAGGATCATCTTTCAAAATAATATCTGCGAGGGTAGGAAGAGTTTGACAGATATATCTGAAATTCGTGTAGTAATAAATTTTACCATTATCTTCCATTATGTGGCACCAAGGAAGCTCACGTAGAGGCAGGGGAGAACTTTTCGACACTACAAGGTATATGCTGCCATGTTCTAGCACTGAAAAATGATTTTTTCCTCTAATCATTTCAACGAATGATTTTGCCGAGGAATCAGTAATCTTATCCTCAGATTTGTAACATACTCTACCAGCAAGCTCAATGTTTTTTAAGAGCCCATTATCAGGTATTATTTCTGCTTTTGTATAGCAAATTCTCATAAAGTAATCAATTTCGGTGAATATGTAGGTCTATAATCCTCATTTAAATAGCTTACATTAACTATTTTATGAGTTCCCCAATCTGATAAGTTATGATTTCCTGAGTGAACATGTCCACAGATTATAAGATCTATCTTCTTATTAAAGATTTCATCTCGTAATACATAACTTCCATAATCAGGATAGGCGTCTGAACCATAGACATTACCAGTATTGGCAGCGTCAAATGGTGGGGTATGAGTAATCAACACATCACAGTTAGGAATTTTACCAAAAACTTTATGAGCTTCTTCATCAGTGATACTAAAAGCCCATCTAGGTAAGTCTGTAACATGTGGTGTTCCATAGAAGGATTTATGCCCGAACTTGTACATACTATTACGTAGGTAAATGATCTTGTTGTCATGACCTAACTTAAGCGTAACTCCTCCAGGCTTATCGTAATCTTCTAGGAAAAAATCATGGTTTCCTGCTACGAGAATAACCTTTACACAATTTAATGCTTCGCACCAAGGAATGAATGTATTTCCAAACCATATAGCACTTAAAAGTTTATCTCGTTGTATATGAAGAGGACTAATGTCCCCTGCAATGCACACAACATCACATGGGGACATGTCCTCAGCTTTGGGTAAATAACCATGTAAATCTGATAGTGCACAAATTTTCATAGTTACTCATTCTCCAGCCATGCTGCAGCCATAATACAATAGTTAGCCATGTCTTTTAACGTATCAGCCAAAGGCTCATTTACCTGTGCATCAGCTAATCGTTGACGGTCGCACAAGTTAGCAAGGCGTTCAAATTTGTCATTGATCCTCACTACTCCTGCGATAAGCCCAAACTTGTTTAATGACTTCTCAAAGGAGTTACCATAATCGCGATTCTTAGCAATAAAAGTTTGCTTAATTTCTTCATGTACCTTATTATAGTCCACTACCATCAACAATTTGAATTAGCTCCTGGACAGTTACTTTACCGGTATGTCTGCCAATTTCTTTACCATCCAGACCTATAAGGACTAGGGTCGGAAGACCTCTTACCTTATACTTCTCCGCCATGACCTCATCCTCCTCGATATTAATCTTAGATATGATAATCTCTGGCCTCATAGCTCCTAATTGCTCAAGAGCTGTATCTGCTGAAATGCATCCCTGACACCAGGGAGCACCAAACTTTATAATTTCTTTAACCATATTAATGGATCCAATGATCCCCTATAACTACATCAGCATCTAGAGGAACTGTTTTGCAGAACAAGAGTCCTGCTTTGCGCATACATTCTACTAACTTATTAGCTACTTCTTCTGCTATCTCAGCAGGAGCTTCTATATTAGCTTCATCATGCACTGGAATGCAATATTTGACTTTGAAAAGAAGGTCATTTTTCCATAGCCACTGAAAGAACATTATGGAGAATCTTTTGAAGCATATAGCACCACGAGCTTGAATTCGGTAGTTAATGCTTTGCTTCTCAGAATCAGCTTTTCTACGAAAGAAATGCTTTACCATTTCTACTGAGGGATGCTTAGGATCCTGTGCTTTTAGCAGTTTATATTTGTCCCAGAAACCTGGTTCAGACATAGTAGCTTTCTCTTTCATAAGCTGGTCATAGTCATAAATAAATGCCTTGTGGCCATACTCAGGACAATGTTCAATATAACCTACTCTCATTACTTCCTTACGGCACCAAGACTGGTATTCAGCAACTCCTGAGAATTGATTCATATAGTTATTATAAATCATTGTTGCTACTTCTGGTTCGAAACCATAAGTGGCTACAAGAGTTGAGTCATTCCCACCATAATTAAAGCAAAACTCTGGTCCTTTGGCCTTCTTACGGAGTAAAGGAAACTTTTCTTTAATCTCAGCTACAGAACAATCAATCTCTTCAGGAAAAATTGCCTTAGCAACTAGAGAGTGCATATCACCACTACCATGAAGAAATTCTTCAATCATAGCCTTATCATTAGCTATGTTGGCAATAAGTACACTTTCTTGGCCTTTATAATCTGCAGAAATCCATAGATTACCGGGCTCTGCTACAAAACAAGCCCTAGTTTCGGCGTCATTAGGGAGATTTTGGAGGTTAACCATAGGTTTACCTATGTCCTTATCTTCACCACCTCCACTAGACAACCTGCCGGTGTCCATTAACTGTGAGAAGTTAGTGTGAAGTCTCCCAGATATAGGATTAACGTTATCTATGAAATTCTGACCATAAGTAGAACAAGTCTTCTCACAACCTTTGTAAGTTAGATATAGTTCAGCTATAGGACTAACATCTTTTTGAGGCTTAATAATTTTGGCCTCTACAGACTTTTTCATTTCCTTAGTCTTCTTATCCCTAGTCCAGAGATTGAATCCTAATTCTTCAAAGAGTTCTATAACTTGCTTAGGACTGGACCAATTCACTTTACATTTAGGACCAGTAGATGTAGGATTAAAGAGATCTTGTTGAACACATTTCTCAACATACTTCTCTCCACAATTCTCTATAACCCAATTGTCCAATGCTTCAATAGCATCTGTAAAGACTTTAAGGTCTTTATCCATCTTAACCTTCCACTTGTCTACATCTAATTTAACTCCACAATACTCTATATAAGCTAATACTACCACGAACATATTCTCAAGTTTTATAGCTCTAAGAAGATCTTTCTCCTCTAAAGCTTTAAGCTGAGCCTTCATAAGTGGAATGAGATATTCTACATCTCGGCAGCCATAGACTATTACTGCATCACTTGCTCCTTCGTAAATAATATTGCCTCTAATAGTCTTATCCAGACTAACTCCTAGATAGTGCTCACAGCAATGCTTTAAAGCTAAACTATGCATACCCCCAGGATACCCTAACCATAACAGCTTTTCTGCTAGGAAAGTATCAAAGACATGTTTAATTACAATCCTCCTATGAAAGAAGAATTTAAGGTCAAATTTTGCATTGTGAAGTATAAATGTATACTGTGGATTTTCGAAGAAGTCCTTTAACTCTCGTATATCTACTGTATCATCTATTGCAAACTGATTATGTTCGTCACCCACCTGAACTAACAGAAGAGATTTAGTATAAGGGCTGACACATAATCTAATGCTTCATTTAACATTAGTGTGGACTATCTCATCATCTGATCTAGATGGTGGGCGCTCTGGCTGGTTATTAAGAAGATTGTACTTCTCCAGTAGTCTCTGCACCTTCAGAAGATTCATCTTCTGCTTGGCTCAGGATTGGCATCTCAGCTTTCCCTGAATTCACCCACTTTGCTACACCCATCCCTGAGTGTAGGGGCTCTGTTGCTTCAAAGTAAAGTCCTTTGTAAGGTGTATTAGTTCTAATAGCATAATAAATTTTGTCCTTTCTTAATATATATCCCTTCTTGTTGGCAGGAGTAATAATCAATCCAGGCATAATATTCTTTTCAGACCATTCACACAAATCTATGCATGATCTAAATATCGCGATTAGATTTTTATTACAATCAAATATTTTTATTGAACGACTTTGTAATCTACGTGATCTACTTATTTTTGGGCACTTCACTCCTCTATTCCATCCTGCAATATGTTCTCCAGTATTATGACAAACAAGTTTGCCAGAGGCGTATTTTTCTTTCAAAGTATTAGATATTTTTAAAGCAGTTTCTAAAGATCGTTGCGACCTATTAGCTACTGGGTCTAAATTATATCCTCTTTGGGCAGAATTGTAATGATCTATCCAATATTGTTCTCTCTCAAGAATGAAAGATTTTTTACTACAAATTTCTAAAATAGTAAATTCAAAGCTATCTTCTCCATATTTGGAAAAAGATCTTTGTAAATATTGGTTAGAGTGAACTCCTTTTCTGAGTAGTTTAAGATGATTACTCCATCTTTCACTAAAAGATTTTGTTGTACTTCCTACGTACACCTTTTGCGTAATAATGTTGGTAATTTTATATACACCAAACTTACGTAAGTCTCCAAGAAATTGTATTTTTAAATTCATATTAGTAATTTTTACTAATATAATAAAAATTTCTTAGATTCCAAAACTTTTGCCTATTGTTACAACTTTATTTACCCGTTAGTCTCAGTATCGAGACCAATGAATTCATGCTCCTTAAAGTATTCTCTTAGATCAGCTATTGTTGCTAGCTGAAATGGGGTGTCATCAGATATTATTCGGGATTGGTTCGTTACCAGGTACCTCACGTTCTAATTCTACTGTCCAGATGTCAACCTCATCATTATGGTTAATCTTCTTAACCCTAAATAAAGTTCGTTCTCCGGTAGTTACGTTAATGGCAGGTAACAATTCCCCTTCACACACTTCAGGTCCCTTATCACACGAGACACAAAGTCTTGTAAAATCTTTATAACTTACACCTAAGAAATTCTCATAATGAAGTTTTGCAATTATACCAGAAACATTCTCAGAAAGAGGAGTTAGGATAGTGAAGAAGTGTTTGTTACCTCTACCATACCTAAACTTATTCATCTTTCTGATCTGCTTCAAATGAGTTAATCCAAATACATCTTTCGTCGAAGTCTATAGCCCAACGATACTTCTCAAAGAATGTTGCACCTAAGATTCCTACTATGATAATATTGGATTTTTGTCGAATAAATTCCACTGCAGGAGTCATGTCAGATACTAGGAAAGGGATGTCTTCAAAGACATCTCTCTTAAATGATAAAGACGATCCTACATAAGGACGACGTTCAGTGGTTCCATTAGTGGAAATAATATGATCTGAACATTTAAGGTCATTAAAATATTTAGGATCTACGGAGTCATAAAAATCTTTAGCAATAACATTATTAGTAGCTCCACTATCAACAAGGAAATATCTCAGTTCACCTGCGATCTTCATCTTAATAAGAGGAACTTTAACCTTCTTAAAATGCTTTTTAAAAGATACTTTATACTTATTTGCAGCAAGGTTCTGCTGCTTTATAGTCTGATAGATACCTAGATAAATCTTACCTACGGAGGCCAAGACCAACCCTCCTACTACTATACCGATTACTGTACTCAGTACACTCATTACTTTACTTCTTTATATCCTCCAGATGCACCATATCCTCCTCGATCAGGGTTGTTAAGATATTCTACCTTGTTAAACTCAATCTTGGATACAAAGAGCCACTTAATCTTAGTCCAGATAGAGGCTCTCTGGGAAGGTTGCAGTCTGAACTGAACGATTCTTTCTCCTACCAGAATAGTGCTAGCTCGATCTGCTTTAAGGTAAGCAGACCAAATGTCATTGTCACCACTATAAGAGGAGTCAATTACGCCCTGACTATTTACTAATGTTACACCCTTGTTCTCATAAAGACTACTTCTAGGTAGAATTACAGCCTCAATACCCTTAGGTAATGACATTGCAATACCTAAAGATACCTTCTTAGCATCATACTCTGTAATACGAGTATTATATGCATTATGAGGAGCTGCAAAATCTACATTTTCCGCAGCCATAAGATCAATCCATTCACCTTTATCAGTGATTACAGGTTTGATACTGGGATCTACTGAGCGATAATTAACTACTAACTTCATTTTGTCAACATTAATAAACATAGTGAATAGCCACAATTGTTACATTTCTTACAGCCTGCCTCTCGTGACAATTTAGTACCACAATCAGGACATGAATCTTCTCCAATATCTTTAGTGCAATACTTCATAAGTACACGACATACAGCTGATGTGAAAGAAGCAATGTTTTCATTCACCTTCTTAGCAGTAGCTATTACATACTCTATAGGTGCTCCATGACGAAGCAGCATTGAGATATAGATTGAACTAGACCTCTCCTCTAACTTGTCATTGGCAAGATGAATATTCTCAATAATGAGATCGTGGTCACCTACGAAATTATAACAACCCCGCTTAACCTTTATGATCTTACCTGATTGAGGCAGGAAATTTCCTTCTCCCAGCTCAAATGCAAAGGTTTCATAAGGTTTGCCTTCCATTAAGCCTACAATTACAGCATACTTAACTTTTTTGACCTTAACCACATGAAGCTCTGCATCGAGAGTCTTAGGTCTCTTAGGAGCACTATGTTGTTCAAAGAGTTGCTTAGGCTTAGTGTCTGTTACCAGTACACCAGCTCTACAACCATCTCGATAAACAGTTACTCCTTTGAGATTATACTCCCAAGCTTTAAGGTAAATCTTGCTAATCTCGCCCTCTGTAGTAGAACTAGGTAAGTTCAAAGTACTAGAAATACTATGAGTAGTATAGTACTGCACTATAGATTGCATTCTAAGACGAGTGTCCCAGTCAATCTCAGGAGCAGTATTCTTATACCAGGGGGACCAACTAATAAAATTAGCTAACTCCTCAGCTGGCATCTTCTCAATATGTTCCAACGTTACCTCTATAGTAGGTAGGTCTAACTTTAGCCTTGCCCACTCTAAGAAAGGTCTGTGGAATACTTTGAATTCCTGGTACTTCTCACCATTCTGATCTACAAAGTTATGAGGCTCCCCTTCTACACACTTCTTACGACGCGTATAATATAGGGAGAATACAGGTTCAATACCTGATGATGTTTGTGTGAGGATACTTACAGTACCCGTAGGAGCTACTGTAGAGAATGATACATTACGGCGGCCTACTTTGAGCATTCGATCATAAAGATCGGGGAACATTTTAGCTACCATCTGATACCATTCATTGCCTTCTACATGGGCCTCTTCCATACTCTTGTCCCAACCTAGGAAAGTACCTCTCTCTTCAGCTAAGTCAATAGTACTCTCAAGTTCTGCTCTAAAGATAGTATTCATGATAGTATCAACTGCGCCAATACCATCATCATTGAATCCTACCTTAAGCATTGCAAGAGTATCTGCAAGCCCTGTAAATCCTACTCCACATCTTCTACTTGCTAATGCTGCATCACGTACAGCCATCCAGAGCTTAAACTCTCGGTGATTATCGCCTTTAGAAGATGTAATATGCCCTAATATTTGACCTATAGCCTCTACTTCGAGATCTACAAGGTCGTCTCCTAGCCTGATTGCTGCCTTCGCTACTTTCCGCAATAAATCATAATCTATAGAGGCATCCGGATAATAAGCTCGTTTAACAAACGAAGTGAGATTGATATGAATCAATCTGCAGCTATCATACGGCTGCATAAAGATTTCTCCACAAGGATTCGTAGATACACCTCGGTACTGAGGATATACTCCATCGGGACTAAACTCAATGTGACGATCCTCGAACATAATTCCAGGTTCGGCAGTATTCCATGCACAATGAATTAGTAGTTCCCAAAGTTTTTTAGCTCGAATTCTCTTATAGTAAATACCATCAAGATCTTGGTGAAGAACATTATAATCATCAAGGTCTTTACTATTAGGATCTAATCTTAACTTTGGGGCATCTACAGGAAATGTGAGATAGTAATCATCATCCTTCCAGACAGCCTCCATAAAGTCATCAGTAACCTTAACACTAATGTTAGCTCCCGTAACTTTAGAAAGGTCCTGTTTCTTAGTGATAAACTCCTCAACATCAGGATGACGAATATCCAATGTTAACATCAGAGCTCCTCGTCTTCCTCGTTGAGCAACCTCTGTAGTTATTGCAGAATCTACATCCATAAAAGATGCAGCACCTGTAGAGCTCTTAGCTGCGTTCTTAACAGCAGCACCTGAAGGGCGGAGTGTTGAAAGGTCCTTTCCCACACCACCACGATTCTTCATCAGATGTACTTGCTCCTCTCTAAGCTTCATAATACCTGAGTACGAATCTTCAGGCTGCCCGATTACAAAGCAATTAGAGAGTGAGCCTATAGCTTTACTTCCTAATCCTGCCATTACTGACCCACCAGGTACTATGTAACGGAAGTTTTGGAAAAGCCCTAGAATTTCTTGCTCACTGAGCATATTAGGGCCGCCATATTTAGCCTCTATTCGAGCAAATTCCTTTGCCATGCGGAGATGCATTTGGTCAGGATTGGACTCTATAACTTCACCATTTTCATTACGAAGTGCGTACTTATCTGTCCAAACCTTAGCTGCTAGGTCATCTCCTTTGAAATATGTTAACGCATCAATACTTCTCATTAACGAAGGTATTTAGAGAAATCAATAACTCGCTCTCCTTGAGCTTTATAGGTCTCATAGGAATAGTCGAACTTATTATTCTCAATATGCCACGTGGCTTCTTTTACAAGCTCACGCCAACTCTTGTACCCATTTCTCTGCAAGAGAGCTTGCTGATCGTCTATAGTGTTTACATTAAGACGAGTTACTGGGTACACCCATACCATAGGAGTTCTTTCAAACCTGTTAATTACCACGAATTTGAAAGGAAGGATTGTGAAATCCTTGAAATACTCATCTTTAGAAATTACATCTAAGAGGATTTGAGTATACATGGTAGCTTGGATATAATAATCCCAATCCAGTGCGGATAGTTCAAACTTCTCCTCCTTCTTACCAGAGGTCTTTAAATCTATCGGCTGGATAGTTTTTGCTTCATGATCTACTATAATCCTATCAAACATACATCTAATGAGTTGCCCATGATAGGTGGAAGAAAATTTTAGCTGATTCACCTTCTCGACATTAGTCTCAAAAGGATCCTCATCTCCCATATACTTTTCAGTAAATGGATGTGTCTTTAGAATCTTAACACATAGCTTTGCAAGTGATAAATCTTCTTCAGACATGATGATCTTTCCTTCGCTTTTCTGCAACAATGTGTAGTAGAAAGACTGCTTATCTAAGCGGTCTAATCTAGTTGTGTTATTCCACGAAGCACCATATTCAAAGAAGTCTAATGCTTCAAGCTTAACCTCTGTAGGTACAAAGGAGAAACTCTTAGCATCAGGAACTTTCTCATAAATACGAAGCATCATGGAAATGATTGTTGCTGGGGGAGTTTTCACAGATGTTATGAAGAACCTTTCTTCTAAGAGTTCAGGTTCAGTCATTAAACAGTCTACTAAGGATCCAAATCTTAAAGCCTCCGACTCGTCATGAGAGGGGGTTACTAATACTTTAGGATCCTGGGAACGAAGGAACTTAGCAAGCATGGAGTATGAGAAGCCACCAAGCTTCCTATATTCAGGCTCACTAATGTTAAGGGACAATTCTTTAATACTCTTCATCATAAGGGATGTTGAGTTCATCCTCTTCATAGTCATTAAGTCTAAGATATTCCACGATTGTTGATTCCAAATCTGCAAAGATGGCGAACATCTCGTCATACAATGGTTTGTCCTCCAAACTTACGGGTTTCTTAGATTTAAACTTAATAAACTCAGAAGTAACTATCTCTTTAATTGAAATAAGGTTTCTACTATCAAGCCAGTATTTCACTCGATTGACATCAGATTCCTTAAGACACTGCTTAGATAACTCAGTTATTTTGCTGATATAATTCATGCCTCAAAATGTTTATAGATTGCCTTATTTGGGCAATATTATGAGGTTCAAAGAATATGTAGGGCTCACCCACGTCTTCTAAGTAGTGAAGAAATAATTTCTTTTTAAGAGGATAAGCATCGTTTGGTTTGCCTTTAGCATCGTAATATATATGCCTATCTCCGAATAAGAATTCAAAATCTGGTGTATAGGTTAAATCCCTATAACTACTAGACTTAGTTAAATCCTTTTTACGGGGAGTATATACGATACCAACTTCTAATTGTGAGGAAGGTAGTAGCTTATACTTAACTGGTTCATAAAGAGGCTCGAATCCTGCTTCTTTGAGCAACTTATAACAGTTACACTCTAAGCGACTTTTGAAGTTGATACCATCATAACTAATGCTTTGGGCGTTCTTAACTTTCTTATTCTCAGCCACTAGAACTTAATTTCATCACCATTAAGATCACGAAGTATTTTGTTAATATCCGTGAACATGGTGGCTTCGAATCCACACCCTAACCTACAGAAGTATGCGGGGTGAGGATACGTTAAAATGTGGTTGTTAGGACCCACATACTTTCTAAATGCCTCGGCTACTTTACCTAATAATACATAGATCAATCCTGGGTTATACTGATTCAATGCAAGAATAAGATCTCGTATGAAAGGATGCCAGTATTGAGTATGGCTACCAGGCTGTTTAGCTCTTACAGTCAATGCAGCATTTAGTAAGAGTACTCCCTGTTGCTCCCAAGATATTAAAGTCTGGTCAAACTCATCATTGAGCTTGCCAAAATCTCTAAATACTCGGTCTCTAAGGATAGAGAGAGATGGACTAATATCCCCCACCTCCGGAGGGTTTGCGAAGGCTATACCTGTTGCAAATCCCTTCTGGGGATAAGGATCTTGCCCTATAACTACTACTCTTACCTTATCATAAGGACACTCCCTAAAAGCTTCAAAGACTAGATTTTTTGGAGGATAAACCTCATACTGCCTGTACTCTTGGTTGAGTACAGACAGGATGGGTTTAACTTCGTTGGCATTTATTAACTTGTTCCAACTACCGAACATTTCTGCTAGTGTTTCACCGTAGTAACCAGGTCAGTACCGAAGTCCTGTTCACGGTCAATACGAAGATCTATCATACCTGCGGGATCGTTATACTTATAAGCAAGCTGACGGAAATAGATCTCACGATATTGAATGTAATCTACGAGTTGTAAGGAGATACGTCTGGAATAAACATTCGTTACAACATCTTCCAGAGTAACTCCCAAAGTACTCATAGGTGACTTCAACAGCCGATCCTTATTTTTAATAGCATACTTAAGTATAGCTGCACAGATAAACATCCAGTTGATGATCTTCTGGATATTAAACGTCGGAGCATGGATGCGGAATTCCGCAGTCTTTCCCTGCTTCTTAAAGAGCAGGTTGATGATGTTGGCCCATACATAGCGAGCATGAATGTTCCACTTGGCACGATCCTCCTCATCCATAGGATGTGGATATGTCAGACATCCGTCGAATCGCATTCTGTCACCTGAACAGTAAGTATAATACTCCTCAAAGGAAGTATATTTACGTAGCCTGGTGCAATAGTCTTTGCCCTTAGCTTTGAACTTACTTGTGTTAAATGCGAATAAAGGCATAATACGTCCGATCTGAGGCTCGATCGCAACCAGGAGCTTATACAGAGCCCAGATAGATTTTGCCTCGATAGGATAGCCTCCTAAATGCACGTGGAGGGAACACTCCTTATCAAAGGTAGTACTCTTCTGGAGAGCCTTTACCTGATTAATAAGAAGGTTGAATCCCTCAGGACCTTGCATAGGAATAGTGGTATATTCAATACCCGAGATGGACCCATCTCTCAGAGGAATGAGACCGAGGTTGAAACAGTCAGATTGGCTAATCTTACCCGCAGCAGTTTCGAATTCTAGACCAAAGGAGAACTCCCCAAACTCCTTAACATCTTCAAGATTGATGGGATTGTTAATCCGCATATCACGAGGATATTTCAGGAATTTTTCCATATGTTTGCTTGACGAATACTCCTGGTTAAAGGAATAGTTATAGATTCCTTGCCCGATAGTATCAGCAAGAACTGTCTCAACCTTTTTCATGATGGGAGATAAAGCAGTGGTATCCTCATAAAGACCCAGATTTTTGTTAAAATGAATAGGCCCTTTTACTAGAGCTCTGTCCATATAAATATCCATGCTTCTGGGGTTACCATTGCTGTCCAACTTTGCAACTTCAATGTTGCGAGTGTGGTCTACTTCAAAGGATCCTATAATGGGACGATCAGTAGTCAGATCCCATCCTACAATACCCTTGCAAATATTTACACCACGAGTTTTCCTCCAAGACTGGGACCCATAGTCGTAGAAGATCCGAGGATCTCCTTTCAGATACCAGGAAGTGCCAATCTTAACAGCTTCCTCTTCTTTGATGTAATATTCACCGTTAATGGTACAGCAGTTAGCTTTCAGGACTCGTTTACCTGAAGCAGTTACTACGCGTGTTGTTCTCTGTAACATTGTAAATGTTAGATGTTGTAATTAGATAAAATCTTCTTAGCTGACTTCTCAATCAGATTAGCAAATTTCACAGGAATCTCAGATCCTTCGTACTGGGGAGAATAGGTTTTCCAGACATTAGAGCAATTCGGATTATATGATTCTTCATACTGGTAAATCTCTCCTCTCTGAATCTTATATACTCGATTAGTAAGAGTAAAGTATATAGGATATGTTCCTGTAAACAACTTACCTTTACGAGTATAGAATTTCTTCTCCTTAGGATCATAGAAACATCCCATAGTTAACTTACGAAGCATGGTGTCTTGGAATTTGTCACCTGCAATCTCCTTCATTCTGCGTGCTATATGCATACAGAGAGCATCCTTCATCAGGAAACCTTCGAAGAAGTAGAAAGTTTTGGGACGTGCTACGATGTCAGTTCCCATATTAGAGTAGGTATTCTCGAACCCATATTCTGAGATTCTGTAAGAACCACTCATAAGGATCTTGCCACGATAGTACCGGCCATCTGACTTAAAGATTACCTTGTTACTGTTGGTATAATCATAGCGAGCTTCTGCTTCTGCTGTTACTAATCCTGTAGCAGCGAAAGTCTTTGTTTCTCCTACCTGGTACCACGCCTCTTCTTTCCTCGCCGTAGTCTGGAACGTTTTGCTTTTGACCCCCGAATAATACCCCCCATAGTAATCTTCCCCTTCGTAGTACGATGATCTTCCATACGACATCTGAAATCGGGCAGATCTGTCATATTTACGAGTAGAAATTACCTTACCATTCTGGATGATAATAAGGGTATTACCAGGAACACTTTCTACAGGATATTCCCCATAGACTACCAGCTCCAGCACTTCTTTGATAGAAGAGAACCAGATACCTTCAGGAGTTTTCGCCCAGAA